AGCAAGCTCGCGGGCCTTGTCTTCGCCACGCAGCTCGGCCTGCAGTCGGTGCCCGAGTCGGCCGTGGTCCGCGCCATGACCGCGCTCGAGGACGTGATCGCGGGACTCAAGGGCCTCAAGACCTACAAGCTCTGAGGGACTGGTGGCAGGCAACGTCTTCGCACACCCCGCGCATTACTACGCCAGGTACCTGGTGTTGCTGCTCGACGACCCGCGCAAGGAACTGACTCCTGCGCTGGAGGTCTGCGGGCTCGCGGGGATGGACAAGGCGCAGGTCGACCGTGCCATCTCGGACATGCAGGGCCAGCCCGTAGACTTCCGGCCGTGGGACCCTCACCACGCCCCCTCCGTGCGCTGGCTCCGCCAGAAGAAAGTGCACTCGCTGATGCACCAGGATGCCGCGGTGGAGGGCATGTCCGGCATCGTCGCGCATCGACGCATGAGGGAGACCGTCGAGCGCATGCTCATCGGCAACGTGGGTCACGCCGAGATCGCCTTCCGCCTTCGGGACCTCGGGTACGCCGTTGGGGAGTCTGCGGTCGCGGACTTCCGCCACTTCTTCTGGAACACGGAGATCATGGGGGCGGCCGACTGGGCGAACTACTTCCGCGAGGATGACCGCGGCCGTACGCGCGACCTGCAAGGCCAGTACGCCGCCGCGCGCATCTCGGGACCCCAGTTCGCCCTCTACAGGTCCGGCATCAAGGTCGAGGTCGACCGCCGCAAGGTCCTCGAGGAGGTCCACGACGAGCTCTACTTCACCTTCCAGGAGGTGCGCGCGCTGCCCACGTCTGAGAAGAAGGTGGAGATGCTGTCCACCATCTCGCGCAGCCTGGTGCGCATCGACGAGCGCATCGAGGCCGGCGACAGCGCCCTCGCCGACGTGCTCCGGAAGTTCGAGAAGTTCCGCGTCGTGCCGAACGCCGAGACGGTGCCTTCCATGAAGGAGCTTGCTCCGACTGGGACCATGAGTGATAGGGGGAGGCGTATGATCGCCACTTCCAAGGAGACCGCATGACCGGAACTGACCAGCCGCCCCTCAACAAGAAGGCCATGCTCACCGCGTTCAGCGAAGGCGTCGACCTCTTCAAGCGTGCCGAGTTCTCCCTCGACGCCCGCGAGGAGTTGAAGGGTCAGTTCTGCGACGTCACCGTGGTGTTCAAGCCGCAGGGCGACGTGATCTTCCAGCTCTTCCCGAAGAAGCGGAAGTTGCTGCGCGGCGATCAGGACGGCCGAGTGCTGCTCAGCGAACTCGTCGAGGTCTACTTCTCCGACACCGGGCGCTTCTCCGCCTCCTGGGTCCCGGAGCTTGAGAGCTGGGCGCTCAAGGCCGCGCGCCTTGCGGACACGCTGAGCTACGACAAGGACCACCACGTCTACGGCTTCGCCACGTACATCAACCAGGCGCTCGCCGACCTGTAGGAGTCCACATGGCCCTCCGCTCGAACACCTTCGCATCCGCGCACGCTCTGGCTACCTGGATGACCGCCAACGGCTACGGGCCGGAGGACGTGCACTTCATGTACCTGAACAGCTCGGGCCACTTCGACGTCCTCTACGACGACGCGGACCCGACTGGGATGATCGTGGGCGAGGTGGCGGGCACCACGGGGGCGCAGACCATCGCGGTGAGTTCGGTGACCAAGCGCTTCACGCGCTCCGCCGGCAGCTACATCACGGACGGCTTCAAGGTCGGAGACCACGTCACCTTCGCGGGCTGCACCAACGGGGCGAACAACAGCACGTTCATCGTGACCGCGGTGTCCGCCCTGTACCTGGAGTGCTCCGGGGCCGTGGGCTTGGTGACAGAGGCCGGCACCGGTGACGAGACAGCCACGGCGGTGGGATGGAGCCTCGACATAGGGGACGGGCACCGCCTGGGCCTCATCCGGGTCATCGCCAGCGGCGGCGACACCACGGTGAACATCCTCAACCAGGGCGCTATCCCGATCCTCAGCGGGGACACCTTCGAGTTCGAGTACGGCGGGCGGTACCAGGGTGATGGGACTGCAGTGGACGCGAACCGCGTGACGGTCGGCGACAACGCCAAGTACACCGTCACCTGGCTGGATCGGAGCTAAAGGGACGGCCCTCTCAAGAGAGGGCCGTCCTGCACGCCTTCTTCCGGTGGTGGACCGTCAGGCCGTACTTCCGCAGCGCAGCGATGTGCTCGCTGGTCTGCTTGCCTCCGCCGGCGTAGCCCATGTTGGAGTCGAACCGGTAGAGCGGGAACTCTCGGTGCAACTCCAACATGATGGCGTCGCGGTAGGTCTTCGCGATGATGCTGGCCGCTGCCACGATCCAGAAGGAGGAGTCCGCCTGCGGGATGACGCGCTGGTCGATCCCGTGCAGCCCCTCGAGCATGATGTTGCCGTCCACCACGAGCAGGTCCACCGGGGCCTCCTCGTTGAGCACCTTCAGCGCGTCGAGCTTCGACCACAACAGTGCCTTGCTGTAGCCGTGCTTGTCGATGTCCGCTGGAGAGATCTCTCCGATGCCCACGGCCGCGCGGCGCTCCAGGAGGTAGGGCATCAGACGCGACATGATCTCCACGCGCTGCGCCGGCGTGGTCTTCTTCGAGTCCCGGACCCCCGGCACCGGCCACCACTCTTGGAAGTTGCCGAAGGGCACGTTCACGTCGACCGCGACGGCGACGGAGACCAACGGCCCGGCCAACGCCCCGTACCCGACCTCGTCCACACCTGCGTACCTCACAGGACCCTCAGCAGGCCCTGCCGGATCACCTCGATGTCCTGCTCGGGAACATCGAGAAGCAGGGACCAGAGGAGGCCGTGCCACCGACTTAGGTCTGCGCGGACAGCCTCGCGTTGGTTCGGGGTGAGACCCGAGACCTGCGCACGTAGGATGGCGTCAACCTCCTCCTGCGCTGTCTTCATCCTGGCTCCACGAAGGCGGCGCACTTGCACCCGCCGAAGATGCAGGTGCCTGCCGGCTTCATGCACCAGCCGGAGTCGTCCTCCTTCGGCATCCCCTTCAGCGGGGCCTCCCCGAGGTGGCTGTTGCGCTTGTGCCCGCACGTCCCGCAGAGGTTCTCGGGAGTCCCGTACTTGTCCGTCCAGTATGGCTCGGGGTCAGGCGGGCAGATGCAGTTCGACTCGAGATCGACGATCTGCTCCGAGAGGCGCATCTCCATGCAGTCGGGGCAGGGGTCGGGGGCGCGGATCTGTGAGCGCTTCCTGTCCTTCTCCACGCTCCACTCCCCGGGCAGCAGCGGAGTGCGCCGCTGGATCTCGCTGACCCGGATGAAGCACTGGTACGCGAGCTTCACAGAGATCGGGTCGGGGTTGGCGAGGTAGGTGAGTCCCTGGGTGTAGTAGGACCGGACCTCCTCCGTGTACTTGCTGATCTGCGTCTCCGGGACGTCGGGGACAAGGCCGCCACCTCCGTCAGGGGTGACGACGAAGCGCAGGGGGTAGGTCACGTTGCGCACCTCGTGCTCGCGCCATTTCATCGCCTGAAGCCAGACCTGCCTGGCGTGCGCCATCTCAGCGGCGAACCTTGGGTCGGAGATGGAGTCTACGTCTCGCGTTCCGAGCGACATCGCTGTCCTCCTCGTAGGGGTTGACCTTCATCTCGGGCCCGAGACCGCGGATGAGGATGAGTGCCGTCCACCGAGTGCGGGGGTTCCCGATCCCGGAGGAGTCGAGCTCGGCGTTGTTGACGAAGCACCAGCTCTCGAGGAGCTGGCGCATGAAGGTGGACGTCGTCGCGGTCCACGTGGTGGAGGCGGTAAGGAACAGGACCCACTGGAGTGGGTCTGTCCGTTGAACGATCTGCGCGTCAAGCAGATCGCCGTCCAGGGCCCTGTTCGCCGAGGCGGCGAACAGGGGTACCCAGGCGAGCGAGGGTACGAGACCGGTCACGCTTCGGCCATCTCCTGCCCGTCGCGCACCGCCGAGAGGATGTCCGGATCCACTGCGCTCAATCCCGCCTCCTTGAACGCGGCACCCATGGTCGTATCCGCGTGCACCTCCAGCAGCGAGTAGTGCGGGGTGGGCTCGGCGAGGATCTCCAGCGTCACACGGGACCCGATCCCAGCGCGGCTCCGGAGCTGGGCGTGGAGTTTCGGGACGATCTCACTGAGGGGAGCGTCTCCCTTCTCGAGGACGGACTTCGGGTCCCCCGGAGTCATCCAGCGCACTGGCACCACCACCGCGGTCTTCCTCCCGTCGTCGTGCTCTTCCACCACCGTCGCCGCCAGGTACGGCACCAGGTGGAGCATGCGGGTGCGGACGTCCCACTCGAGGCCGATACCGCCGCCCATGACCTGGCCGTCCACGATGACAGGCACGTTCGGCCCCGCCCAGAACACGTCCTTCGGGGGGACCCAGAGGTGGTACTGCTTCAGCGGAGAGCTGTCGTTGATCGCGGCGCTGAAGACCCGGCCGTCACGAACACGCAGGGAGCCCCCGTCGATCGGGAAGTGCCGGAGGGTGTTGTTGAGGGCCGCGCGCGCGGATTCCATGCTGCTGTCGCGCCCGACGATCCCAGGCATGGTGGACCACATCCGAGGCACGCCACGGCTGTCGACCCCGCCGAACACCGCGATGGTGGTCCAGTGCGGCGGGATGGAGATGGTTTCGCCATCCTGAGCGTGGCTGGAGGCGGGAAGAAGGCGGCATTCGAGGCCGAGCGTGAAGACGTGGTTCATGGATGATCCTTGTTGTAGCTGGCGGGAGTTGCCAGTACAGGCTTATGGCAAGATCATGAAGCCTTTAGGGTCTGCAGATCCCCTGGACGTCTTCCGCCTGATCAGGCAGGAGTCCTCCGACGGCGTCCTCGAGGACTACCCGAACGAGTGGGACTACGAGCCCCCCGTGCCGGACGTCTCCCCGTGGGAGTACACGGACGCGATGAGGGGGGCGAACGACCTCCTCGAGGTGTCCCCCTCCCAGTTCGTCGAGACCTCGATCCTGATGCCGGACGCGGAGACGAAGACGCTCGTCCCGTTCGACTTCACGCACCGCCCGTACCTGCGCCGCATCTACGACACCCCGAGCAAGCGCGTCCTCTTGATGTGCGCGCGGCAGGTCGAGAAGTCGACCACCCTCGGGAACCGCATCCTCGCGGTCAGCTGCCTCATCCCGCACTTCCGCACGCTCTACGTCTCGCCCTCCGCGCAGCAGACGCAGGAGTTCAGCAAGACCCGCATCCGCGAACTCCTCGAGACGTCTCCCGACCTGCGGCGCTGGTTCCCCGCGCACCTCACGGACAACGTCTTCGAGAAGCGCGCGATCAACCGCAGCACGGTGACCCTGCGGTACGCGTTCTTGAACGCGGACCGGTGCCGTGGTCTTCGCGCCGACTTGGTGGCGCTGGACGAGATCCAACACATCCACCTCGAGAACATCCCCGTCATCGAGGAGGCGGCGTCCCACTCCCCCTACCGGAACTTCATCTACTCGGGCACCCCGCTCACGCTCGACAACCCGATGGAGCACTACTGGTCGAACTTCTCCACCCAGAACGAGTGGGCCGTCCCCTGCGAGCGCCACGGTGTGCCGAAGGACCCCGGGTCCTGGCACTGGAACATCCTCGGCGAGGACAACATCGGGAAGCTGGGGCTCATCTGCGACAAGTGCGGAGGGCGCATCAACGCGGCGCACCCGCAGGCGCAGTGGGTCCGCACCGGCTCTCCCGACCCCACGCTGAGCGTCTTCGAGGGGTTCCGGATCCCGCAGCTCATGGTGCCGTGGATCGACTGGAAGGATCTGTACACCAAGTACCAGGACTACCCGCGGGCCATGTTCTTCAACGAGTGCCTCGGGCTCTCGTTCGACAGCGGGCAGCGGCCCCTCTCGGCGGCCGACATCCAGCTGAACTGCGACGACGAGCAGCGGCTCAGCCCGGAGAACGTGAAGCTGTGGAAGGAGAAGCTCGCCGGCGTGCCCCTCTACGGCGGCATCGACTGGGGACAGGACAGCTCGAAGTCGTACACGGTGATGAAGGTCGGAGGGTACTACCGCGGGAAGTTCCGCGTCATCTTCGCGCACCGCTTCGTGGGGGCGGAGTCCGACATCCGCGCGCAGATGGACAAGATCTGCCGCATCATCGACACCTTCCAGCTCGCCAGGGTCGGCGTTGACTACGGCGGCGGTCTTCACCCCAACGACGAGCTCCTGCGGAAGTACGGATCCCAGCGCATCGTGCGTTTCCAGTACTCGACCCCCAGCGTCTACATGAAGTGGGACGCCCAGCTGGGCCGTTACATCATCCACCGCTCGGAGGTGATGTCGGCGCTCTTCAACGCCATCAAGCGCGGGAACGTCTACCGCTTCCCCGCGTGGAAGGACTTCTCGCAGCCGTTCGCCGCCGACATGCTCTCGATCTTCTCCGAGTACAATGAGTTCATGCACATGACCCAGTACAAGAAGTCGCCGAACAACACCGACGACTCCTTCCACGCGCTGCTGTTCATGACGTGCGCATCCATGCTGGACACCCCCCGCCCCGACATCTTCGTCCCCAACGCCGCGATCGACCGTCGCCTTGCGGACTAAGAAGACGCACGGGAGGAGGGCTTGTGGCCCCCCTCCCGATTGTCACCTGACCTCTCCCGCTCAGCTCGCCGCGGCCTTCTTGCCCGCCGGCTTCTTCTCGGCCGCGGGCTCCTCCTCTTCCGAGTCCGCCGTCTTGACCGGCTTGGCGGCCGCGTCAACGAGAGACTGTCCGAAGGCCTTCTGCTCCTCGTCGGTCTTGCCGGACATGGCCATGTAGGCCTTCCGGACGTTCTCGTCCTCGACCATGCTCTTGCCGAGCTTGCCCAGCTGGCGGGCGTTCTCTGCCGCGTGCACCTCGACGTCGCGGCCCAGGAACCAGAACCCGGCCTCGGTCACCACGACCACGGCGACCGTCGCCCCGATGATGACCTTCATCGAGAGGACCACGGGGGCTCCGCGGAAGTACTGGGTGGCGGCGGGCACCGCCCAGCCGAGGATGGTGACGGTGGCTGCTGCGGTGGCGACCGGGGCGCTGTACCCGAACAGGCGGCGGCGGAGAACTTCGAGCTTGCTGATGGCGTTCATGTTGACCTCTGTGAGATGAGATGGACGGGGGAAGGCAGCCGGTGATTGCTGTCACCTACCTTATGCCAGGTTCTTGGTGTCTTTTTAGCGAGTAGCGGTCACTACCCCAGGTTCAGCCGCGGATGGCCCACCTTCTGCCGGGAGGGACGCACGTCGCTCTGCTGCTGGGCGCGCACCAGCGCGGACAGCTCGCGCACCTGCTGGTGCAGGTCCGTGACCTGCGCGGTGAGCACCGCGATGTGCTCGTCCGGGGTCACATCCGGTACCACAGCCGCGCGCTCCTCCAGGGCGCGCACGCGGCCCTCCAGCTCGGCCCACTGGTCCACCGTCGCCTGGGACTGCGTACCGAACTTGCTCTGCAGGTCCTTGAGGGCACCGGCGATGGCGTCGAGCTCTGTCCGGAGATCGGGCCCCGTGCTCGCTGGGGGAGGCGCCGGCGTACTGGCAGTCTCGCGGGCTTCGGGCTTCCGGGACCGCGGTGCCCGGGCGGGGCGAGCAGGTTCTCCCCCGCGTGCCACGCGATCGACTTCATCCGCCGCTGCGGTTCGTGCATCCTTCATGAGAACTCCTGGAGTGATGTTGACTTCCAGGATTCTTATGCCGACTTTTCGCGCCCCTTCTGCCGTGCGCGAGAGAGCAGGGACTCGCGGATGGACGCGGGAGAGTCGAGCAACGCTGCGCGACGCAGTTCCCGATCCGGGTCCGTGTTGTACAGGTCGTCGTAGCAGAGCGCGGTCACGCGGAGGCGCCGGCGTCCTTCCGTGAGGCGGCGGTGCATCATCTGCAGGTCCACGTCGGTCTTGTACGAGGGGTGCTCGTACGTGTGGACGATGAGGGTGATGCAAAGGCGCAAGAACGTGCTCCAGGGCCGCGGTTCTGCCACCGCAGCGGCGACGATGGCGAGGTCCTCCTCGTTGAGCTGGATGAAGATCTCCGCCCACTGCGAGAGGTTGTCGATGGACCAGCCTGTCTTGTGCAGGTCGGCGACGGCAGCCTCGTAGATGGCGCGCGCGGTCGGAGCGTCGAGGCGCAGCGGTGTCTCGTGCATGTCCAAGACCCGGAGGATCACGTCCATCTCGGAGCGGAGTCGTCGAAGCGCTGCGCGCATCTCCAGGATCTCGCCCTGCCGCGCAGCGGGGGTTCTCACCGTCGAGTGGATCTTGTCCTTGCGGAGTTCCTCGACCTCGAGGGGAGCGAGCCACTTGCGGCGGCTCCCCGAGGTCGTGGTAGTCGACAACAGCCCTTGGGCGATGTACTTTCGGACGGACCGCTGCGTGACACCGAGGTGCCGAGCAGCTTCTTCGATCGACATCGCCTCCTCTGCCATCACGAACTCCCGTGCGCGTGTCCGAGAAAGGGTATATTCGGACGTACAGGTGACAAGGTAACCCGAGATGACCCACTTCATCGAAGTGACCGAGCACTCCCTGCGGGACTTGTCCCGGCGGGCGACCACGCTCTATCTCAGCCCGGGCTCTGCTACGCCTTGCTCTCCGACGGAGGCCGTCATCAAGGTCGCGTCCGCCTTCACGGATGCGCCTCTCACGAGCGAGCACGTTCGCCGCATCTGCGAGATGACCTACCACGACATCTTCGAGCAGTCCTTCCGTGGGAGCGCCGGGCCCGACCGCATGGTCTCGTTCGATCCCCCCGATGCAGAGAAGGTCGCGTCCGCTATCCGGGCGCGGCGCCTCGACTCGTTCAGCGCGAAGGTGGCGAGTGCCCCCCGCGCAGGAGGCACCACGATGGACAAGAACGCTGATGCTCTGGCCGGACGCGCGCCGCCGGTACAGAACGCGTTCAGCGCGGCCATGCGTGCTGTCGCCCCCGACCGCTCTGGGATGAAGAAGGAGGCCCGCGCCTCGCTTCATCACACGCGTGTCCAGTTGAAGGAGGCGGAGACCGCCCTTCGTGTCGACCTGGCAACCGCTGTCGGCTCGGAGAAGGTGGCCTTCCTGGACCTCCTCAACGGCGCAGTACACGCCGTCCACCAGGGCGTGCCGGCGATGGCAGTGGTCACCGCGTGCCTCGAGTTCGCCAAGTCTGCAGGAGCTGAGGACGACCTCGTGCTCGAGGGTCTCGCCACGGACCTGCTGCGCGGGTTCGCCCGACGCGGCGTCGCCCTCAGCGGTGAGAAGGTCGCGAGCCTGAACGGGCTGTTCGTCAACGAGCGGCACCCCCTTCGCTCTCAGGTGATCAAGGTGGCGGAGCTTCGCGGCTACCGGATCCACGGAGAGATCGCGCTGCAGGACGTGCGCACCCAGATGCAACGTGTCGAGCGGGAGCTGCAGGATGTCCTCTACCAGTAGAGCGCCGTCGGGTCCGCTCACCGAGTGGGCCAAGTCCGCAGGCCTCATCTCCTCGGGGGTGTCGCTGGCTGGGCGTGGTCTGGCCGCGACGGGCAAGGGTGTCTGGAACGCTGCCGGGCACCTTGCCCCGAACCCGCTGATGCGGGCGGGGCTCATCGGGGCGAGCACGGTCGCTGTAGGATCCCAGGTCCCGCAGCTTGCCGGGCGGATGTCCCAGGACTACCACTACGCCAACGGCACCGCCCCTACCACCAACCGAGGATTCTGAATGGACACCACACTCGTCGAGATCCTGGCTGCGCACGGGTCGGGCCGTATCAGCGCCGAGGGCGCCGCCCGGAGCGTGAAGCTGGCCAGCATGCTCGGGATGAAGAAGGAGGCCCTGAATCTCCCGCCGTCGGTGATGGCGGCCCTCGGCAAGCTCAACCCCAGCCAGTCGACGCGCGACGCCATGGTCCACGGGCTCGCGGCCAGCGGTGCGATCGGTGCTGCTGGGATGGGAGTGCACGCGCTCTCTTCCGGTGCTCGCGCGCTGACCGAGAGGTACTCCAAGAAGAAGGACCTCGAGAAGATCCTCCAGACCTTCCCGCGTCTGCGGGAGTACCCGCAGGCCGAGATCGACCTCGCGTACAACTCCATCCGGCACATGAACCCTCACATCGCGAGCGACCCGCTCGCGGGCGGTTCCCTTCTCGGCCAGGTGCTGCGGCAGCGGGACTCGCTGGACCCCAAGACGCTGCGCATGGAGGTCGACCTCGCCGGGAACCTGCTGCGTCTCCGTCCGGAAGAGCAGCACATCGGCGAGGAGATCATGCGCGACGCCACGAGCGCCGGCATGGCGATGGGCTTCCAGGAGGCTGCCAAGGCGCGCGACCGCGCGCAGGCGGAGGCCTTCCAGTTCGGAGAGAACCAGAAGAACCGCGACGCCCAGAGTGCGCTGCAGACCCAGCAGCTGCGTGCTCAGGGCGGCATCGCCCAGGCCAACCTGAACCTCAAGAAAAAGGAGATGGCCAACCGCGTGAAGGAGATGGCCGCTGCGCGCGCCGCCTCTGAACGGGACTCGAAGACCGAGCACGGCCGTCGAATCTCCCTCGCCGAGCGGATGCAGACCTTCCAGCGGGAGGAGAACGAGAAGGGCCACAACCGGCAGGACGAGCGCCTCTTCCCGCAGGCAATCCTGCGCGGCGCCGTACTCAACGAGTACATGGACCCGCTGACAGGCCAGTCGATCCCGCCCTCCATCGGGGACGTTCAGCATCTCTACCCCAGCCTGCGCCGCTTCATGCCCTGATGGAGAAGTACTTCCAACTCCACGGGAAGACGGCCGAGGGCCGTCCTCTGATCCACCTGGTCGAGCCGGGCACCCGGTACGGCCTGGGTGCGTCTGCGGGGTTAGAGAAGGTCGCGGGCGGAGAGCACCTGCCGGAAGTGCTGGAGCTCATCGAGTCTATCCAGCCGCAGTCCGACCGGCTCTACCTCGTGAACAGCGCGCTGGGTGCGGGGGAGTACGTCGGGTTCAACCTCCGGGGCGACTGGTTCGGCGAGCGCGGCCTCCTCCACACGCCACCCGGCTGGGACCGGATCCCTGTGTGGGACGTGGACGCGCGGCGGCGCGCGGCGAGTTCGACCGAGCGCGCTGGCGACTGGGGGATGCTCGCGTGGGGCTACCCCACGTTCATGAACGCCCACCGGTTCCGCCACCACGTGAACAAGGACCCCGAGAAGGCGTACGGCTACGTCCTCGGTGCGTTCTGGGACGCACGCATGCACCGCGTGGTCCTTGTGTCGGAGCTGGTGCGTGAGATGTGCGCGCGCCTGGGGGCCGTCGACCTCTACGACCGGATCGCCGGCGGGGAGTTCCCGGACACCTCGATGGGCGCGAAGGTCCCGTACGATCGGTGCTCGATCTGCAACCACTACGCGCGCTCACCGGCCGACTATTGCCTGCACGTGCGCCAAGGCGCATCCCCTCCCTACGGGATGCGGGCGATCCTCGGCGACGGACGCATGTGCGGGGTCTACAACGACTACCCCCGCTTCTTCGACGACTCGTACGTCTTCATCGGCGCGGAGCGATCCGCCAAGGTGATGGCCAACATCACCTCGCAGCTGAAGGGCACCCGCGCGTACACGAACCAGCTGTTCCAGCCGGGGGCGAGTCTCTCGACTCGTGAGGTGACCGCAGACGCTCCTGCCAGTCCGCTCGAGGAACGGAACGAGCGGCTCGGACTGGCCGTGGCAGGAGTCCTCAACTCCCGCGTTCGCGGTCCGAACGAGAGCCGTGTCAGCGAGGCCATCTCACAAGCGCTGTCGGCGGTGCCCGTCTCGAAGAATGACGCCGAGGCGAAGGCGATGCAGCACGCCGAGGAGCTGCTGCGCCGGCGCGCCGCGGTCTCCGACCACACAGTTTCGGAGGACGAGCTCCGCTTCTGGGAGGGCAAGGCGTCGAGAGACCTGAGCGATCGCCACAGCGTCACCACGGCCCAGCGGGACCGTGCAGTCGCCATCCTGCGCTCGCGCATGGACCAGATGGGCTCGACGGAGAAGCTCGGAACGCTCGCGAAGTGGGCCACCATGACGAAGCGGCTACCGGCACCGGACAGCACGCAGTACGCCCTGCTCCGCGACCACGTCGGACGCCTGACACCGGTTCTTCCGCAGCGCGTGTACGACGAGTGCAGTTCTTCGGTACCGGGCATGTGGCGAGGGCTGTCCGGACTGTCGGCCCTCGGGATCGTCCTTCGCCCCGAAGAGTTCCAGCAGTGCGCGCTGCGTGGCATGGGGGAGGACGCCCTGTCCGACCACTGCACGTTGGAGGGACTCCGGTTCCAGCCCACCCCGCGCGACCCGTACCATGAGCCCCGGTGGATTCCACACATCCCCGCCACCGGTGATCTACAGCGACTCGTACAGCTGCTCGGCTCCGTCCTGCAGGGACGCTCGTTTGCTCCGAGTGCGGTGCACGTACGGATCCTGACACCACCACCGCTCGTGGGTCCTCGATCCGAGCGCGTTGTGGATGAACCGGTCTTGAATCAGGTATCTCAGATGTACAACGACTACCGGATGGGGTTGTTGGCGCGAGATGCCGACTGGAGCTATGTGCCTTTGGGTGCTCGTTCCGGTGCCTTCTCTCTCGACAGTAAGACCGCCGCCGCTGCCGATGCCGTCTCCGCACTTCTTCTTCATCTTGCACACTGGTAGTCCGCCATCATAGGATAGAGACCTTGGCGGCGACCGGCGAAAAGCCATCCCACCGAAACCCTCCTGGAGCTCGAACCGAATGACCACCCTCGCCGACACCCTGGCCCAGCACAACATCAGCGCCGATGACCTGGAGAAGGCCGCGAGCGTGCGCATCTTCCAGAAGGTCGCGAGCGCCGAGAACATCGACCTCTCGCAGCTCGCGCCGGAGCAGCTCGAGGAGCTCTACGAGCACTTCGAGGCGAACGTCCTCCCGGCGATCGTCGGTGGTGGCGAGCCCACCACCGAGGCCAAGATCGCCTCGCTGAGCGAGGACGACCTCATCACCCTCTTCGACAAGCAGGCCAGCGCCGAGGGCCTCGACCTCTCCGGTGCGACCGAGGAGCAGCTCTCCGACGCGTTCGGCTTCTTCCTCGAGAACATCCTCCCGGTCATGGCCGAGAACGGCTTCGAGCCCGTCACCGCGGAGAAGAGCGCGGAGGTCGAGGAGGCCCAGGCCAAGCTCGCCGAGGCCGACATCCTCGGCCGTCAGATGGCGCGCGGCTACGCCGACGAGCTGGCCAAGATCGCCGCGACGGACGACCAGGGCAACTACTTCACGCAGGCGGCGAAGTCCAAGATCGTCGACGACGCGGGCAACGCAACGCACACTGGCCGCATGGGCAAGGTCAAGGACCTCGGGCTCTCGGCGCTGGGCAAGATGCGGCGCAACCCCAAGACCACCGCTGCTCTCGGAGTGGGAGCGCTCGCGGTAGGCGGAGGGGCGCTCGCACTCCGGAAGCACATGAAGGCCGAAAAAGAGACCACGGCCGGTGTGCAGCTCAGCGTCGAAGACGTGGAGATCCTCAGCCAGCTCGCCGACATCGGAGACGTGGCCGGGCTACAGAAGGCCGCGAGCCTCATCAAGAACGCGGCCGCGGGTGGCGAGATGGTGCACGTCCCGGGCAAGGGGTCAGCCCACACCATCAGCAACAAGCTCCGGCAGGGCGGAGAGGTCGCCCGCAAGGCGGTCACCGGCGGCTACGGACGCGGCGTGCAGGCAGCCACGATCGGCGGCGGCGCCGCTCTCGCCGCGGGCGGCGTTGGAGCCGCTCTCGCGCACCACATGAAGTCGAAGGCCTCCGAGGGGAAGGAGGCCACGGCCGACGCCGTCATCGACGTTCTCGTCGAAGAACGGGCCACCGACCTCGCGGCTGAGTGGCTCGTGGCGAACGGCTACGGATCGTAGTGGTGATGTCGCTGCCCCAACTGACGGCATTCGTGGACGAGGTCAGCAAGCTCGCTGGCCTCGCATCCCACCCTGCCATCGCGGGGGGCGCGACGAAGAAGCTGCTCAGCGCCACCACTGCTCCGGCGGTGTCGGGGCTCAAGCAGATCTCCAAGGCCACTTCTCCGGCGGCCCTCACCCCTCCCCCCAACATCTTCGCCTGAGGCATCCATGTCGGTCCAATCCATCATCGAAGCGGCTCTGAAGAAGGCCCGCACCACGGCCGGGGGATCCGACAAAACGGCCTCGGCCGGCAGCCCGGACCTGATCAAGCTGGCGCACCAGCTGGCAGACGCCAACGAGTTCATCGCGCTGAGCGCCGCCGACGACGGCACTCCCGAGGGGCAGGTCCGGCGCAGCGTCGTCGAGAACTTCTTCAAGGGCGCCGGCGGCGAGAAGGTGCCGGGTCCCGCGCAGAGCGAGTCCCCCACGGGCACGCAGGCCGTGCCCCCGCAGTCCGGCGCCAAGAAGATCCTGCCGCTCGGCAAGGCCAGCGGCAACTCCCCCGCGGAGTCCGGAGCACCCACGGGCACGCAGGCCACCCTGGACCAGACCGGCACCAAGGCGGCGGGCATGACCCTCCTCGACATGCTCACCAAGAACGCGGACACGGCGTCCATTCCTGGGCCCAAGCAGAGCGTCGCCGGCGAGAACGCCGCGGCTCCGCCCGCGAAGAACGAGAACTCCAACATCGAGGCCCTCCGCTCGGCCGCCGGCATGGTCGCTCTGACCAAGCGCGAGGCCAAGCTCCCGACCCGCGAGCGTCTGAAGAAGCTCTTCGCGCACGCCGGTGACACGGGCCCCTCCAGCGCCGCAGCCCAGGCTGCGTTCCCCAACGCCTACGCCAAAGGCGGGATGAAGGTGGCGGCGATCGCCTTCACGGACGCCGGTCACGAGTACGAGCGCGCAACGGCGCGCGCGGAGTCCAATGCCCGCAGCCGCGCGATCAACGCGGACCGGGAATACTCCCGCGAGCAGCCCCTTCTCGGGCACCTCCAGGGCGTAGGGATGAGCGAGATCGGCCACCGTCTCGCGGCACGGCATGCCGAATACCGGGAGCGCAAGCACGGCGACAAGCGCCAGTCGTTGAACCCGTTCGGCGGCTTCCTCACCAAGACCAAGGCCGAACAAGCCGAGAAGAAGGAGGCGTCCATCGCCTTCACGGACGCCGGGCACAGGCGCAACGCCGAGTACGGACGTGCCATCGAGGAGGCGCACACGGGTCACCGGCACGCGGCTGACACCTACGACAAGGAAATGCCGATTCTCGCCGGCGGTACGGGAACGATCCATCGCCTCATCGCACGTCACGGCGCGTACCAGGCACGGAAGCACGACGACAAGCGTCAGGCCCTCAACCCGTTCGGCGGCTTCCTCACCAAGACCAAGGCCGAGGAGGACGAGAAGAAGGCGTCCCTCTACGACTACGCCGAGCTCGCCGAGATCGCCGAGGCCGGTGAGCTCGGTGACGAGGCCCGTGCCATCATCCTCTTCGCCGAGAGCCTCTCAGTCTGATGCGCCAGATCCTCGCCAACATCGAGAAGTGTGCGGGTGCGGACGACCCTCGGGCCGCCGCGTTCCGTACACTCTCTGTGCTCCCCAAGACGGCATCGATCGATGACCGCTCTTCGGAGACGGAAGAGGAAGCCCGAGCACGTCGCGTAGGCGAGTTCCTTCGCCGACGGGCCCCGAGCGGGCTACTGAACGGTTCAGCATCTCCCACCCCTCCGAAGGACACGACGCCATGAGCTCCCACGATATCGACGGTGTTGCTGCCGTTGCGGTCCAGTCCGCCCGCGCCCTCCGTGAGTTGGCGACCAAGTGCGCCTCTCTGGAGACCGAGAACGTCTCCCTCCGCGAGAAGGTGGCCGGCTACGAGCGCGGGGAGCAGGTGCGCGTGCTCGCGAAAGAGATGGAGGACCGGGGGCTCTCTCCCGAGCTCAGCATGGACGAGAAGATCGCGTCCATCGCGAAGTACCCGGACCTCGGCCTGGTGCGCGAATCCATCAAGCTCGCCGGCGGCGGGCGTCTGGACATGGCCCGCGTGGCCGACGAGTCCACGAGCTCCTCGCGGGATGCGGCCTCGGATTCCTTCACCCAGTTCTGCCTCACCGGGCAGCCTTCTTCCTGACCCCTCCACCGCAATCCCTTGACCCTGCGTTACAGTAGGGGCAGAATCTCCCCACCGAGGAAATGAACATGGCCGGCAAGTACGTCACCATCCTGAACCCTGGCTACTCGCAGCTCATCACGAAGGACCTGCCGTACCTGGCCGGCTCGGGGGAGAGCTCGTCCATCAATCCCTTCAACCCCTCGGACGACCGTCCGCTGGTGGAGGGTGAGTTCCTCGAGCTGGTCGCGTCCGGCACGGCGAACCGCTACACCCGCGGCGGGAACAACGTGGTCACCACGCCCGACACGCTGGACGGTGAGGGCACGGTTCCCTCGTTCCTGTACTTCCTCGAGGAAGGCCGGTACGACGCGCAGGTCGCCCAGATGTGCCACGTGATCCGCGGCCCCCTCGGCTTCGAGTTCCGCACCAAGCTGTGCCGGTCGTCCGGCCTCTCGGTCAACTCCAAGGTCTCGGTGTGGGACTGGGATGGTGGCGGCGCGAGCCCCGGCGCCTACGGCGTCGTCCGCCGCGTGCTCGGTCTCTTCTCCGCCGGCTGGTGCGTGGGCCGCGTCTCGCGGATCTACGGCACCGACGACATCTCCGTCATCTACGGGCTGCAGTAGTCTCCTCAGCTACGCGCTGAGGGGCATGCCTCCTACTCCACCCCCCACCAGACCACTACTTCTTCTGAGGATCGCCATGAACAGCAGCATCGACGGCACCAGCGCCCGCGACATGAACGCCGGGTTCGTCGAGCGGCTCGACACCGACGGCACCACCAAGACCGCGGCCGAGTCGCTCAACTTCATCCGGGACCGCATCCGCGAGGGCAGCTTCACGGACATGATCGTGGCCAACGAGCGCGTCGTGCGTGGCGATCTGCAGCGGTCCACCGAGCACGACACCCTCGTGAAGATCGTGGACATCGAGCCCGGTTCGCGGGCGATGGCGTTCACCTTCCGCGGCCAGCCCGACGCCCAGTACGTCACCGGCAAGCGCTTCGCGATCGGCTTCTTCACCGTCTCGAGCCTCAAGTTCGAGATCGTGGAGCAGGAGCTGATGGCCTACGAGATGCCGGTCACGCGCATCATCGAGGAGAACTCCCTCAAGGACATGGTCGAGGTCAAGGACCGCACGTTCCTCGTGCACACCGAGACCGCGGTCGAGGCCATGCAGGAGGAGGCGAACGGTTCCGTGGTCGGCTTCAACACCACCAACGTGAACTCGGGCGCCTGTCTCGAGGTCTCGAAGGTCAAGGGCAGCCTCGCGCTGCAGCAGGCCTCGGACACCTTCGTGGTCAAGGCGATCCAGCGCCCCGACATCGTCAAGATCAAGCGCCTCCTCAAGCGCGTGATCACCGACGGTTCCGGGAACGTGGTCCGCCAGGGCCGCCTGCGCCCCGAGGTCATGCTCGCCTGCGAGTCGGACATCGACGAGTTCGACAGCTGGACGCACGAGGACCTGGGCTCCAAGCTCCAGTCCGAGACCGCGGTCGACGGCTGGGCCTACAACAAGGCCGTCGGCCTTCGCATCGTGAAGACGATCAAGAACGACATCCTCCGCGAGGGGAACATCTACGTCTTCACCAGCGCCCAGTACTTCGGGCGGAACTACACGCTGAACGACGTGAAGTTCTACATCGACAAGATCGCCAACCGGATCTTCTGGCAGGCGTGGATGGACATCGGCATGGGCATCGCGAACATCGCCTCGGTGGTGAAGCTCGAGCTCTACTCCGGGTCCGTCACCAGCGGTGACACCGACAGCGGCTACGCCGCGGGCATCCCGGTCGAGATCGAGGACATGGGCGCGGTGAACAACAAGGTCGCCGAGGGCCTCACCTTCCCGCACATCAACCTCTACTGAGCCGCCAGGGCCGACAGGTCCCGGGGCTCTCCCCCTCCGTCGGCCCCGATCCTACCCGGTCGGGGCCGACTCGTTTCTGGAGCTGAGCATGCGCCTTCTCGTCATCAATGCGGTCGGAGACCCCTCCACAGAGCGCACCCGTCGGCGCTTCCCGGGAAAGGTCTTCCAACGCCCCGTGATCGGCACCCTGCCCTTGGCGCCGGCGGGCCGCCGCGTGCTGCCGGTGGAGATGCTCAAGCCGGACCTCATCGACCAACTCGAGTACCTGGTGTCCATCGGGAACATCAAGGTGCTCGAGCTGGGCGCACGCTCTGCCGTCGACTTCGACGAGCTCCGCCGGCGCATGGGGTACCTCACCCGGACGGTGACCGAACCCCCGACTCCCGAGGCATCCGGTCCCTCAGTTCCGCTGGAGATCCCCGCGGAGTCGGGGGTTCCTTCCGTCGAGGTCTGCAGCTTCTGCGGTGGGTCCTTCCCGGCGCCCGTCGGGCTGCACCACACGGAGGCGGAGTGCGTGCAGGCGCAGCTGCCGCCCGCGACGACCCCAGGTGAAGTGCCGGACCCGCCCCAGGCACCGACCGAGACCCTCGACCAGGCGCTGACGCGGATCGATGATGTGCGGACTGCCGACATCGAGGAGATGCTCGCCGGCATCGAGGACGCACCGCCCGCACCTTCCCCGGAGCCCGCGCCGGGTCCTGGCGAGACCTTCACGCTCCCGGGCGACATCGACGACCTCATCCGCAGCGCCAAGAACAAGAAGCTCGTGGCGGTCCTCGCCATCTTCGAGAAGTCGGGCGTGGGCAAGAACAAGCTCGTCCTCGTGAGCGAGGTTTCTGCCGTGCTCAGCGGGGACCCCGACCCCGTTCTCGCGAACCGTGCCATCGCGCTGCTGCGCCAGGAGGACTGACCCATGGCCCAGATCACGATCCACAACATCAGCGACCGCCCCAACACCCCCGGGGCACCGGTCTCCGTCATCCTCGGCGGCAGGAAGCTGCGCCCCGGGCAGAGCGTGTCGGTCGACGACTCCGTGTTGAACACGAAGCACCGCGCGATGCAGGGCACGCGCCTGTGGTTCGGAGAGCTCCCGAGCCGCTTCGTCCGCACGAGCCGGGCCGCGCTGAAGCTGCTCGAGGCGGCCACCGCTGCCGGGCCCACCGCCGCCCTCACCCTCGCCGAAGCGCGGGAGTACCTCTCGGAGTTCACGGTGGAGGACATGCTCGCGATGGCGCAGGCGTGCTCTCCCCCGATCGACCTCCGCCCGGGCGCGTCGAAGGAGGCCATTCTCTCTCGCCTGAGCCGTGCACTCTTCCAGGAAGGGCGTGAGCTCGACCCGGAGACGTTCTTCTGGCTCGGACGCTGGACCGGTTCGCGCGGCGGGTTCACCCCCCTGGAGTAGCCGACCATGACTACGGCTCTTCCCAACGACACCGCGCGCATGAACGAGATGGTCGCCTATGTGCGGCTGTACATGCGCGACTTCCCAGAGCTGAACCGGCTCACGCAGGGCTACGAGAACTCCCCGCGCATGGTCGCGTGGGCGATCGTGGATGCGCTCGACGACTGGAACACGACGCCGCCCTTCTTGGGTGCGACCTCCATCGCGAACTTCCCCTCCAAGAGCCTGCTCTGTCGCGGCGCGGTCATCGCGCTGCTCGAGAGCGTGGGGCTGCTGCAGATGCGGAACCAGCTCTCGTTCAGCGACGGCGGGATCTCGGTGTCGGTGAACGACAAGGCCCCGATGATCATGCAGTGGCTCTCGATGATGAAGGCCTCCTACGAGGACAAGAAGGTCCGCATGAAGTCCTCCATGAACGTCGAGATGGCGATGAGCGGCAGCGGACATCACTCCGAGTACTCCGCCATCAACGGCACCTACTTGCCCGGAGTGATCTGATGGAGTCGCACTGGGCCCCTCGTTCTCCCCTTGCGCGCCACGCCGCGGCCGCAGACCTGTGGATGGAGCTCACGGGCCGCAAGAGCGCCGCCGTGCTCGAAGTCGCCAAGGAGTCGATGTCGAAGCACGCCAACGGGGACGCGGTCGCGAACCAGCCGCAGCCTGCTCCCGCCACACGTGCTCCCCTTGTCGGGGCCGTGGCCGGGGGGCTGACGGGTGCGGGCCTCATGGGCGCCGCGGCACACCACGCGAACAAGAGCCTCGCGACGGGCGCGGCACGCATCCCGCGGCACCTGGCCGCGCTCGGTGGCGGGACCGTCGGGGCCGGCGTCGGCGCGACCCTCGGGGCCGGGTACGCCATCCGCAAGATGATGAAGCAGCCGGACGAGGCCCCTGCGAAGACCGGGGCTGCGGGTCCGCTTCTTCATTTGCATGCGCACGGTGCCGGGCCTCGCGACGTGGCCGGCAAGATGATCGAGTACCTGCGCACCCATCCGCGAGCTGCCGCAGCCGCCGGCGCTGCCCTCCTCGCAGCGCCGGCGGCGGGCGCGGGCTACCTCCACGAGAAGGCCCGCCACACCGCAGGTGGTGGCGGGAAGAGCGAGTACGAAATCGACAACGACCTGGCCCTGGCTGGGCACCAGGCGCGCGTTGAGCACAAGGGGAAGCCGCCGAGCGGCGTCGACCGTCTCGTGGAGAAGTACCTGTTGCTGAAGGCGCAGGCAGGGAAGGAAGGACGAGAGAACCCCGGGCGGGCCGCGGCCTACGGGGCGATCCCGTACGGGGCGCTCGCCGGCGTGACTGGTGCCGCGGTCGTACCTCGGCTGCTGCGGTGGTGAAGTTCACCCGCCTGCAGGTGACCGGCTTCAGTCGCCGGTACTTCGACGTGGACTGGGAGATCGCTCCTACCCACGACGACATGCAGGAGTGGGAGTTCTTCGTCGAGCGGTCGGAGTCCGAGGCGGGTCCCTGGATCGTCGTCGCCGGGCCCATCGTCGACCGCTACTACCTGCGGGACAACACGACCCCGCAGATCTCCCTCAACCGCTCGCTCTTCTACAGGGTGCGGGCGGTGAACCCGTCTCGAGGACTCGACGTCGTCTCGATGCACGCGGATCGAGAAGGTGAGCCGGACCTCATCGCCACTGAGATCGCGAGCCTGGAGCACCTGCTCTTCACGGAGTTCACGGGCACCCGCTCCTGGCTCTTCACCCGACGCACGTTCGGACAGCGGTGCCCGCAGTGCTGGGACGACGTCCTCTCGAAGATCATTGACGACTCCTGCCCGACGTGCTTTCGGACTGGCTTCTCCGGCGGGTACCACTACCCGATCGAGTTCTTCGCCCAGTTCGACAAGAGCCCTCAGTCGGAGAACGCGTCGACGTACGACCACCACCAGCTGAACCCGCAGACGTTTCGCTGCACGGCGTCTCCGAAGATCACGCCGATGTCTCTGGTCATCGACCACAAGAACCAGCGGTTCCGGGTCCTCACCGTCTCCCACACATCGCGGCTCGGGGTCGGAGTGCACCAGGAGGTGCAAGCGATCCAGCTCCAGCCGGGGTCCATCGAGGACGCCATCGAGCTGAAGGTCGAGCACCGGACGCTGAGTCTGGCTGCTTCTCGCAACTACACCAACCCGCAGAACCTCGAAGCTGCGGGTGGGGCTGACCTGCCCGAACTGGATGGGCTACTGGGGCGATATGGATACCGAGATGCGTGACCCGCTCCAGCACATTCGGGACCAGCCCGGGTACCGGGAGTACCAGGACACGGCCGCGCAGGCGCCGCCGTCGAGGTACCCGTGGGGCACCCTCCTCGCCAACGTGGGCGGCATCGCGGCCGCGCACACGGCCGGGTACATCAGCGCCGGCACCCTCGCGAACATGCTCGCATCGTCCAGGGTCGGCGAGCGGTTCTCCCGGCTCAGCCCGACGGCGCAGCGCAACGCTGTAGGGCAGGCCGTATCCATCGCTGGGTCCGTGGGGGTGGTTGCGACTGGGCTCGCCCACATCGCAGGGCAGATGCGCATCGCGGAGGAGGTCTCTCGACTGGAGAGGGAGCGCACCGCGGCGCCGAACGAGAAGGTCGCGTCGGTCTACCTCACGTACGAGCGTGCCTTCCGGGATCTCCTGTGAGCACGGTCGCGACCAGATCCAAGCGGGTCTCCCTGGAACGGGGGACGAACCCGCTGGTCTACGCGCAGCGGCTGTACGTGCAGTTCCTTCAGGGCCTGTTCAACTTCAACGCCGTGGAGTGCCTGCACTGGGAGCCGGACGAGGAGATCACGGAGATCGTGATCCGCGCCGAGGCGCCCCTCAACATGAAGAGCGTCGGGAAGCGCCCCGTGATCACCGTGGTCATGGGGCCGACGCAGTTCCAGGGACTCGGCATCGACCAGATGCAGTCGATGGACCTGGCCGGAGAGAGGCGCGTGCACACGGACCTCATCTCCGGGCACCTCGTGGTCTACTGCCTCGCAGAGACCGACGTGGTGGCGCAGTGGATCGCGCACATGGTCGTGCACGGGACGTTGGTGAACCGGCGGCTCCTCGAGTCCTCCGGGGGGTTCCACCAGATCGCGCGCCCTGCCCCGTCGATGAACGCGCCGAGTCCTCCCGGAGCTCTCATCGGAGGGGATCCTGCCGGACTCGTCATGGTCCAGGTCAACCTGCCCTTCGCCTTCCAGTGGATGTGGTCTGCGGAACCTACTGCTCCCAGCCAAGCTCGATCGCTGGACATGGTTACGAGCAAGAAGAGGGCCAGCGACTACCCGTACACTTCCCCCTCTCGACTGGAGAAGGTAGAGTTGGCGATGTCGGCCGTCCCCGTCACCGTTCGCCGGCTCTCCGGCGCCACGATCACTACCGAGACCATCCTCAACGGCATAGACGACCTGCAGGTTGTCCTTGCTTCTACCAGTTCCGACGAGGCCTGATCACATGGCATCCGAAAATCGTGTTGGTGTCGAAGTCGAGCAGGTTCTCTCCGAGAGCGCTGCCACCCCCGTCTCGCCCGCGTTGATCCCCGCGGTGGTAGGCGTCTGCCGGCAGATCGTCGAGGCGCTCGACAGCGACGGCGCACTGGACGCCGATGCGAAGTACGCCGACGCCCGGTACAACCAGGCGTCGATGTTCATCCCGCAGGCCGACTTCCCGGACCCCCGCGACAACATCGACGAGCTCAACGTGGACGAGGGGACCGTCGGGGCGGCGCTCTACTTCGGCGGGACGCTGCGCGATCTCGACCGCGGGAGCAACGACAGCTACGGGTCCGCCTTCCTCAAGCTGATGAACAAGTGCCGCGCGGCGGCGTTCCGCACGTCCGTGGGCACCTCGTTCACCTTTGACCCCACGGTCGGCAACCCCCTCACGCTCGCCTTCGACGTGGTGAACCCCGAGAACGTGTCCTCGGACATCACGATCACCTTCGTCGGTACGCTGACGGTGGCCGAGGTGGTCGAGCAGGTCAACGAAGCTGTCGGTGCCGAGGTGGCCACGGTCTCCGGCATCGTGATGCAGATCACCTCGCCCACCTTCGGGGCGACCTCCAGCATCACCGTGCGTGCGGGCTCCTCCGCCCTCCCGATCCTCTTCGGCGCCTCCTTCAGCGACGAGCTCGAGCACCGCGTAGTCGGGGCCGGCTTCCACGGACAGGACGACGAGGACGGCGACCTGGTCACCCCCTGGATCGAGTTCTCGCAGGGCGGGTACTACACGACCGACGACGCCGGTGTCGTCACCACGGTCTCCTCCTTCCCCGTGTCCCCGACGGCCAACGCGATGTGGGTCGGCCAGGTCGACCTCGACGGGACCTTCAACACCGCGAAGGCGGCCGCGGTCACCTACACGGGCACCTCCGCCACCGTCCCGCTGATCGCCGCGACGTCCTCGGTGCCCGGCGACCAGATGTGGGCCGGAGGCGCGCAGGTCGGCAGCGGCGAGGTCATCAAGGTCGAGGCGTCGCGCATCAAGATCGGCAAGCTGAACAACTCGCTCTCCACCTTCGACGACGACGGCGAGCCCACGAACCGCGTCTACGACACGGTCGAGGTGAACACCGAGAACCACGGCACGCCGTTCGCCCCCAAGTACGTGTACTTCAAGGCGTTCGGGCTCACCTACGGAGAGATCCTGCCCGAGGGCGAGGCCGCGACCCTTACGGGCTCCCTCCAGGGGCTCGTCGAGCGTTCCGCCTACGTCCAGAGCTCGACGGACATCACCTTCCCGCTGAGCCCGGCCAGCCTCACGCTCATCTTCCAGGTGACCGAGGACGGGATCGACGGCGACGAGGTCACCTACACGTTCGCCGGCGGCCCCTACGCCAACATCGGAGCGCTCGTCTCCCTGCTCTCCGCGGCCGATGAGTTCAGCCAGCTCACCGTCAGCAACAACGGCGACCAGCTCGTCCTCCAGACGACCAAGACCGGCGCGGACCAGAGCATCACGGTCAAGTCGACGGGCACGGCGAACACCGCGCTCAAGTTCTCCGCCTCGGTGGCGACCACCGACACCGGCAAGGACGTGGAGTTCGCCACGCAGGCGACGCTCACCGGCGAGGTCATCGCCCTGCCGATGGCGGCGGAGACCAACCTCGTGTTCGGCCTCACGATCGAGGACTCGAAGGGCACCCACACGGTGACCTCGACCGCCGTGACGCTCGCGACCGTGACCAACTTCACCACGCTCATCGACCGGATCTGCGAGGCCTTCGGCTCCGCCAACGGCACCACCGACCCGACCATCTACGACGGCGGCATCGCCATCGCGACCCTGTCCTCCTCCGGAGGGTCCGACACCACCGGCACGCTCACGATCACCACGATCGAGGGCGGGGCCGCTGTCACCCTGGAGCTCACCGCGGTCGACGAGACCGACGGGTGGCGCTTCCTCGGGTTCCACGACGACACCGGTGGTACCTCGGCGCAGCTCGACTCCGCCGGCGGGATCAGCGACTTCGTCGACCTCGCGGGCTCCTGGGTGGTCGGTGCGGGTCCGGACGGGTTCCGCCTGACCATCGTCGGCGGCGCCAACGCGCTCGTCGCGACCGACATCACCATCCCGGCCGCGACCTACGACGCGGACGCGCTCGCGGCTGCGATCCAGGCTGCGGTCAACACCGCCATCGGCGCGGGCACCACCACCTGCGCCTGGAACGACGCGGGCTACTTCGTACTCACGGTGCCGGGGGGTACGACCATCACCATGGCCGCCCGCGGAGCGGGCGTTGACATCGCCGCTACGATCTGGGGCACCCTCGGTGCCCAAGTGGCCGCCGCGTACACCGGCACCGCGCCGACCCAGCCGCGTCTCACGATCACGCTGACCAGTACCTACAACGGGTCGCCCGAGGTCATCACCGGCCTCGCGACCTACGCGATGGCCGCCGCCGCCAGCGCAGAGGTACTGGCGGAGCTGCTCAACGCGTCCACGGACTTCTCCGGTCACACCGTCGCCGGGGAGCGCCTCGTCGAGTGGGTCGTCGCCAGCGGCACCGTCATCACCGTCCGCTCCATCAAGGGCGGCACCCTCGCGTCGCTGTCCTACGGCGCCGCGCAGCCCGGGCTCGTGGCCATGGGCTTCTCCGGTGCCGGCGCCACCGACTCCGGGGCGGCCCTGGGCGGCAACGCGGATGGTGTCGGCGCGGACGACCTCAAGTCGACCACGCTGCTCTTCAGCCTCGACGACAACCCGTACGAGTACAGCATCACCTTCGACACCAACTCGCTTGCGGACGCCATCGTCCTCATCAACGAGGCGGTCGACGGCTCCGACGACGTGGCTTCCGAGGACACCCGCAAGCTCGTCCTGACCAGCCTGCTCGCCGGCGCAGCGTCGAAGGTCTCCATCAACTCCACGGACGGGGATGCGGACGAGGTCTTCGGCATCACCGGGACCGACGAAGGGGCCGGTCGGCCGAACCCCGACTTCTACCTGGACGGCGATGGTGCAGTGCACATCGGGCCCAACATCCTGCGGAACAAGAGCTCCGGCATCCCGTTCTCGCTCGAGTCGGCCCTCGCAGACGTGTACCTGCCGTACATCGCGCTCCGGAAGGACGTGACCTCTTCGGCCTCGTCGGCCTCCCTGCTCGCGTTCGACGACACCACCACGATGGAGGCCAGCATCGGCCCCATCAGCATCAAGAACCCGCTCGCGCTGGGCGTCTTCCTCGCGATGGCCAACTGCCAGACCTACCAGGTCAGCGCCCTGGGCATCGACGAGGACAGCGCGGCCGCTCCCTACGGCACGCTGGACGGGTGGAGCCGCGCGATCGAGTTCCTCGAGAGCAAGGAGATCTACGCGCTCGCCCCGCTCACCGACGACGAGTACGTGCAGGGACTCCTGGCCACGCACGTCGTCGCGATGAGCGCCCCGACGGAGCGCGGAGAGCGCATCCTCTTCATCTGGCAGCCCATCCCCACCCGTGCGGCCACCGTCACGGTGTCCAGCGGAGAGGACGGCGAGACGAACGGGACGGACAACTCCTTCACGCTCGACTCGAACCCGAACGCCGACCTCATCGCCAACGACATCGACCCGTCCGACACCATCGAGGTGGACGCGAACCTCTACCTCGAGGTGGTGGTCACCAACGCGGGGGCCTCGGAACTCCGGCGCTACTCGGTGGAGGAGGTCAACGGCGTGGTCCTCACGCTGCGCACGACCTTCGCCGCCGACGAGAACACGGATGGCTTCTTCACCACGGAGACGCTCGACGAGGAGTTCTCGGGGGCGGACTACTCCCTGAAGATCCGCGGCGCCGAGCTGCTGATCACCGGGACGGCCATCCCCGACCTGGCGTCCCGCGCGACGGCGGCGGCGGCCGAGGCGACCCCCTACGCGCATCGCCGCATCTACATGCTGGCGTGCAGCTCGGTGGACACCAGCATCAACGGCGTGACCCAGAACGTGGAGGGCTTCTACGCCGCGGCGGCCATCGCGGGCATGGTCGCGCAGCAGGCTCCCGCGCAGCCCTTCACCCACTTCCCGATCGCCGGGCTGGGTGCGGTGTACGGGACGGACGACACGTACAGCGAGAAGCACCTCGACACCGTCGCAGACGGCGGCCGGTACGTGCTGGTCAACATGGGCGGCGCGGTCGTCTCGCGCAAGCAGCTCTCCACCTCGACCACCAGCATCCAGAGCAAGGAGCTGTCGATCACGAAGGCGGTCGACTACCTGGCCAAGGGCCTGCGGGCGACGAACCGGGCGTTCATCGGACGCTCGAACATCACCTCCGGGTTCCTCGACCAGCTCACGCTCGCCAACGAGGGCTACCTCGACTACGTCGAGAACCTCGGGGTGGTGAAGAAGGCAGAGCTCAAGAGCCTCCTCCAGGACACCGACCAGCCCGACACCGTGATGGTCGAGGTGGAGGTCGAGGTCCTCACGCCCTGCAACAAGATCAAGATCACCATCGTCTCCTGATACACTTCCCCCACCTGCCGCCAGATTCTCGGAGTCCACATGTCCGCCACTGCCAAGGCCCTCAGCAACGTCGCTTCCTACACCCGTCGGTTCGCGGAGTCCTTCGCCACGCGGAAGCACCGTGTGCTCGATGACCGCGATCAGTCGCTGGCGGACGCGCTGCACGTCCTCGAGGAGAGGTCCGACAGCTACTACCCGATGATCACCGACCTCGACGCGACCATCGTCCTGCTCGACTCGGCTTCCCCTCTCACCGGCCTGGTGATCACCGGCGCGAACTTCGTCGGCGATGCGGTCCGGGCGTCGGGCATCAGCGACGAGGACGACACCGTCACCACCAAGGAGCTGACCTGGACCCGCGTGGTCCCGGGCGACGAGGACATCACCGTCACCATCGTCTCCTCGGGCGTCGCCAACAACGCCGTGACCTGCGCGTGGAACCCCACCACCCTGGCCCTCACGGTTACCCGCGGCACCACGGCCACCGCCAACGACGTGTTCACCGCGGTCAACACCGACGCGGTGGGCAAGTACATCGTCGACGTGACGAAGACCGGCCTCTCGGCCACTGGTGTCCCCACCGCGGGCTCCATCACCCTCACCGGTGGCGTGGGCGACCTGCTCACCCTCACCATCGGCAGCACGGCGGTCGATGGCGTGCTCACCGACTGCGGCATCACCGCGGTCACCGACGCCGCCATCACCTTCGACTTCGACGCCTCGAACGAGACGACGGAGACCATGGTTCTCCTGCAGCTCCGCTGCGACGGCGTCCTGGTCACCCCGATCCCGCTCATCGTGGACTTCCCGACCGTCACGGTGGCGGACCTCGCCGTCACGAGCGCCAAGCTCGCGGTCGGCGCCCTCTCCGCCGACGCCACGGGCCGCGCGGTCATGGCGACCGACTACTTCAACGCCGCCACGATCCTGCTCAAGATCGCCGACGGTGCCTTCGCCGCCGACGCCGCCACTCGTCTGCTCTTCGGCGACGGCATCTGGACCTCGGCGAAGCTGGACGCGAACCTGATCCAGTACGCCGAGGTGACCGTCTCGACCGCCGAGCTCAAGGCGCTGCGGGCGACCCCCAAGACCCTCGTGGCGGGTCAGGCCGGGAAGGTCATCCAGTACGTGGGGGCGGTCTACTTCTACGACTACCTCACCAACGCGTACGTCATCGCCGCCCCCGGCGATGACCTCCAGGTCAAGTACACCAACGGTGCCGGCGCCGCCGTCGCGGCTGTCGTGCCCTCCACCGGGTTCATCGACCAGGCGAGCGACCAGGTCTACGTCGGGCCCGCCCCGACCGCACAGGTGCTCGCCAAGGCCGCCATCGAGGGGCAGGCCCTCGTGCTGCACAACGAGGGTGGCGGGGAGTACACGTCGGCCACTGGTGGCGTTCTCCGCGTCCAGATCGCCTACCGCGTCCACACCACCGGCTTCTGAGATGTAGGAGGGGGCGGGCAGCCGCCCCCTCCGCCTCTCTCGACCACCTTCCCACTCTTCGACAAGGCAGAACCCATGGCGACACTTTCGGAATGGAGCCCGTACGATCAGTACGTGCAGGGAGGAATGGTCGACGGCCGCTACATGAACGCGGCCTACACGCTCATCGCAGCCGGCCCTCCCCGACTGGCGAACGTAGGCGGACCCGCCTTCCTCGCGGCGGCGTTCGCGGCTGGCAGCTCGGCAGGTGATCAGATCGCCTACCCGGTCGGCGTGGTGCAGAGCTTCAGCCTCGGCCACTCGATGCAGCTCAACCGCTTCTTCGAGATCGGGTCCGAGCGCAGCTACTTCGTGCCCGGGCGCGTGATGGGGCAGCTCTCGCTGTCCCGCATCATGTACCACGGTCCGTCGCTGCTACGCGTGCTCTACGCCTACTACCAGGACCTCGTCCCGAAGACGGTCGTTCCGGCCCTCTTCCCGAACGTCGGTGCCGCCACCGTGGCCAACCCCCACGACGTCGTCATCCCGCCCGGGTACGAGAACATCTACCTCAACCTGGCCTCGGACCTCTTCAAGCAGCCCATCGGACTGCTCACGATGTTCAAGGACAGCAACGAGGACACGATGGCCTCTTACTACTTCGAGTCCTGCTACGTCCCGCAGCACAGCCTCTCCACCGACGCGATGGGCACGGTCATGCAGGAGCAGGTCGGCATCCAGTTCGAGCGGATGATCCCCATCGCCACCACGGTCGTCGGCCTGATCAGCGGCCTGTAGGAGCCGCTCATGCCGTTCGCCAGTGAGGCCCAGCGCCGCCTGCTCTGGGCCAAACACCCGGATATCGCCAGGCGCTGGGCCCACGAGCCCGGCGCGAAGAACCGCGACCTCCCTCCGCACGTCAAGGAGGGCGCACGGCTCTTCTCCGAGCTCGGGCTGAAGCTCGCGGACATGATGCCAGCACCCCCGCAGTCCTCGCTGCGGCCAGGGGTGGAGTTCCGCCCTCACCAGGAGGACGCCATCCAGAAGGCGATGCGGCAGAACGGCAACCTGCTGCTCAGCCACCCTGTCGGCTCCGGCAAGACCGTGACGGCCATCGGTGCGTTCGACCGCCTGCGCCAGGCCGGGAAGGCCAACCGCGCGCTCATCGTCACCCCCGCGTCCCTGCGCAAGAACTTCACCGACGAGGGCGTCCACAAGTTCACCCACGACCACTGCACGGTGTTCGGAAACACACAGGAAGTGGCCGACGGGCAGGGCGTGAGCATCGACCAGCCGGACCCGAAGTCGCGCTACCACGTGGTCAGCTACGACCTCTTCCGAGAGCGCCCGGAGGCCTACATCCGGGCTGCTGGCGCCGACACCGTCATCTACGACGAGCTCCACAAGATCAAGAACATCGGCATCACGGGCAAGGCGCTGAAGGACGCCCGGAAGTTCCACCGCAACTTCATCGGGCTCACTGGCTCCATCGTCAGCAACACCCCCGCAGACCTGGTGCCGCTCATCGACGCCATGACGGACGGGAAGCACCACCTCGGCACGAAGGAGAACTTCGAGCGCCGGTTCATGACGGACGACGGGAAGCTGCAGAACACGCCCATCGTGCGCATGCTGCTGAACCCCTACATCCACCACGTCGACGCCGCGACGAGCGCCGGCAACATGCCCGTGAAGGAGATGGAGACCGTCAAGGTCGACATGTCTCCCGAGCAGCAGGAGCTCTACCAGTACGTCGTGGGCAAGATGGACCCCATCACCGCCCTGAAGTTCCGGTTCGGCACGTCGAAGCTCAAGACCAACGACGTCAACAACATCTTCAGCAAGATGACCCAGGCGCGTCAGGTCTCGAACGCCATCCACACGGTCAACAAGTCCGTGACGCTCTCGGAGTCCGCCGAGCGTTCGCCTAAGATCAGGCGGATCCTGGATGACGTCGAGGACCACCTCAAGACCACGCCTGACGGGCAGGTCATCATCTACTCGAACATGATCCAGGGCGGCCTCGACGTCATCGGACAGGGCCTTCGGGACCGCGGCATCGACCACGGCATCTTCATGGGCAAGGGTCAGCCCGGCTCCACAGAGAAGAGCCGCACCCAGGCCGTCTCGGACTACCAGGCAGGGCGGAAGAAGGTCATCCTCCTCTCCTCCGCAGGCGGCGAGGGGCTGAACCTCGGCAACACCACCTTCGTGGCCAACGTGGACGGGCACTTCAACCCGGAGAAGATCCACCAGGCTGAGGCCCGCGGTGTTCGTGCAGGTGGCCAGGCGCACCGCCCCGAGGCCGAACGAAAGGTCATCGTCCGGAGGTACGTCACGAGGGTCCCGCTCTCGAAGACGCAGGTCCTCAAGGACACGATGAACCTCATCTCCCCCAACCACATGATCAACCGCGTCATGGAGGGGCAGCCTGTCCTCTACAACCCCCTTCGACGCGAGCGCTCGCCGGATGAGTGGGCGTACGAGGTGGCCGGGCTGAAGGACGAGCGGAACAAGGCACTCCGCGGCAACCTCGACAAGAGCGGGGAGGCCCCGCTGCCCGACAACATCGAGGACATGCTGGACCTCCTCGAGGAGGGTGTCGTCGACCGCGCTGAGGATCCGGCACTCCCGCTGGTGAAGGAGGCCGCAGCGAAGAAGGACGTGAAGCAGGCGCGCCTCGCCGCGGCTCGCATCCCGATGCAGCCCCACCGCCTCGTCAAGTCCGACCGCATCGTGATGAACGCGTACATGAAAGAGTTCGCCCCCTACCTCGAGGAGGCCGTAGACCCGACGCAGGTCGATCTGCCGGCCGACAAGCAGCTCCGCGAGCAGGAGTACATCGACGCGCTTCGGGCCTACTACAGGGAGGCCGCCAAGAACACCGGCGGGTCCAGCTCGAAGGCGCTGACGGACGCGGAGCGGAAGAAGGAGGTCTGGAAGGACACGGCGCTCGTCGGCACGGTCGGCGGGATCTACGGGGGACTGCACGGCACGGTCCAGGCAGCAGCAGGTGGGATCCCCCTCAAGCACGTGCCCCTGTTAGGACTGGGCGGTGCGCTGTTCGTGGGTGGAACCCTGGCTGGCACCACCCTCTGGGACGGCATGCGCAACCCCGCGTTCAACACCCCCGCCGCACGTGCGCGGAAGACCAACAAGCTGACGGACGCCCAGATGGTCCAGCTCCTCCGCGGCCTCGAGGTGCAGCAGAAGGAGGAGAAGACCCACCGCTTCGCCGTCGGCGCCGCCCCTCGCGCAACCACCGCCTCGATCCCCTCGTGAGCTCCGATGATCCAGCAACAGTGGGCCTCCTTTAGCGACGAGATCCTGAAGACCGCGGCGACGCGCCAGGTGAAGGAGATGCGGAAGCTCTACGAGGGGACCAAGTCCTCCGACCCGCGTGTAGCGGCCGCAAGCGAGGCGAAGTTGAAGGGGCTCGCGCAGCGGCTCTACGGCGCCGGCGTGCAGAAGGACAGTCCTGGTGGGATCCAGGCCGACCGCAAGTTGCAGATGCTGGGCCGGGGGAACGAGGGCGTGGCGGTGCCGGTGCTCGGACCGCACGGGGTGGAGGTACGCAAGCAGTACGACCCCAAGTCCCAGCTCTGGAGTCCGTCGATGCAGAAGGACAAGGCGGAGCTCCTTCGGAACTCGAACCCCAAGCACGTCGCGCAGCTTTACGGCCACCACTCCTCTCCGGACTTCGACATCCACCGCATGGAGCTCGTGAAGGGGAAGGACCTCAAGCAGGCGATCAAGGAGCTGCCCGACGGAGGGCGTTTCCCTTCTGCGGAGGGAAATCGGCTCGGGGAGCAGGTGCGCGGTGTCGTACCGCACCTCGACGCTGCGGCACACAAGGCGGGCCTGTCCGGACACCGCGACGCTGCCTGGCACGAGGGAGGGCAGTTCAAGTACAACCCCGGCAACATCAAGATCCAGCCGGACGGGACGGCGAAGGTCATCGACGTGCTGCCCACGCGCCAAGTCCCTGCGAACTACCACACTGCTCCCGGACGCCTGGAGCCGATGGACGCGCACAAGGCGCACTTCCCTGGTGGGATTCCGGCCCAACACGGGGAGACCCCGCTCCTCGACCTGACCAAGAAGCTGGGTCCCGGCTCCAGGCAGGCACCCAAAGGCATCCCGATGAGTGCGTCTAAGCTGCCGCCCGGAACGCCCCTCCCGGCGACGGGAGTGCCCATCCGCGGTCCCGCTCCTCCGCGCCCGGGCACCCCGCAGATCAAGTCGTTCATGGGTCGCTGGGGCCCGGGGCTAAGAAAGGCAGCCCCGTGGGCTGCCGGGGCTGCTGGTGTCGCGGGAGCAGGGCTACTCGCGCATCACTTCCTGAAGCGGAACGTCCCGGAGGAGCGTGGAGCCGGCGGCCCAGCGCCGGTGTAGCTCTCGGATGAGGTCCTCCCAGGACATCCGGGTGAACTTCGGGTTCGTGAGCAGGAACTCGACGACGGCGTCGGGCACCTGCTCCATGTCCTCCTTCGTGGGATACTGGCCGAGCGGAACGGGTTCCATGATGAATCACCTCCAGTACCTTATGACCAGGAACCGAGGTAAGTACCTCCCCAGGAGCGCGCATGGATGACCTCGCAGACCTCGTCAGCAAGACCGTGCACTGGTCTGCGTTCGGTGACGAGATCCGGAAGCACGCCGGCACCGTCGAGGTCGCCCACAACTTCCACCCCGTCACAGTGCAGCCCCCGCAGGCGAAGCGCGCGAAGTTCCCGTTCACCGGCTTCATCGACTTCCAGGGCCTGAAGATCGACGTCGAGAACAAGAAGGGCGAATACCGTCGCGGCAAGGACAGGGACGGCCACGAGTGGAAGTGCCTCATGCACGCCCACTACGGCGAGATCCGGAACACCGAGGGCACCGACGGGGACAAGCTCGACGTCTACGTCGGCCCGAACCACGACTCCAGCCTCGTGGTGGTCGTACGGCAGCACAAGCCGGATACCGGCGCCTTCGACGAGGACAAGGTGATGGTCGGCTTCGACTCTGTGGAGGAGGCCGTCGGCGCCTACAAGAAGCAGTACGACAAACCCGGGTTCTACAAGGACGGAGACTACAAAGCCCTGCCCATCGGAGAGTTCTGGCGCTGGGTCCACGATCGCGACAACCACGGGAAGAAGGTGGCCGGAGTCCTGGACGGACTCACGGTGAAGACGGCCGCGGATCTCCCTGACATCGTTCGCCCGGCGATCCGCCCGGAGATCCGGGAGTTCGCCCTGCACCCGCACCTCCAGAAGGGCCTCGCGGGAGCTGCCGCACTCGGAGGGCTGGCCGCAGGGTACCGTGCCCACCGGAACGCGCGGGCGAAGGAGCTGGAGACGGGGGAGCCCAGCACGGGCAAGCACGTGCTGGAGGGCGGAGCCGCCGGCGTCCTCGGAGGAGCAGGACTCGGAGCAGCGGCAGCGGTCGGCTCCAAGGACGCGCTCGAGAACGTCAAGCGGCAGGCCGCGCCCAGCGCCAAGTACGTGGCGCAGATGGCGCAGAAGCTCCGCGCTGACGGCAAGTCGATGCCGGAGATCAAGGCGATCCTCAGGGGACGCGGGTTCGCCCAGCACTTCCAGAACGCCCACATCGGCTACCAGGCACACGTCCTCCAGGGGAAGATCCACACCGGAAAGGCCGCACTGGTGGGCGCTGCCGGTCTCGGCCTGCTGGGCGCAGGGGCCGCCGGCCTCAACGCTCACTTCAACAAGGACGAGAACCGCTCTGACCTCCGGGCCACGCAGCGCCGTCTCCAGGTTGGGCGCTACGCTCCACCCAAGGAGGCGTCTGCCGGCGCCGGCGCGAACGTGCTCGCGGATCTCGGGGACGCCGCGCGAACCGGCGCGAAGGATCTCACCATCGCGGCTCGGAACAAGATGCAGAAGACGTCGCCGCCCCACTACGCGCCCCCGCGTCCGCACGTGCAGGTGGCGCCCTCTCCCTGGTCGAAGGGTGCCGGGGTGCTGGCCAAGCTCGCTGGCTCCAAGCTCCGCATGGCCACGCAGATCGCGGAGGAGGCACCTGGTCGATGGGCCATGTCCCTGGGGGGCCGCGTCATCGGACGCATGTCGACATCAGGGAACCAGATCCGGGGAGTGCGCATCCTCGACCCCAAGCTGCAGGGGTTGGGACTGGGCCGGAAGTTCTACGGAGAAGTGGCGCGTCGTATGCCCGGACAGACGCTGCACAGTGACATGCAGGTTTCGGACAAGGCGACCCGCCTCTGGGACTCGTTACGCGCCGAGCACGGCTGGAAGCCGACAATACATCCGTGGACGCACCGCGAAGCGGAAGGAGGGGTGGTCTCAACTCTCACAAAGCAGCCTTGGCACGAGGGACATACTCCGGAGATCGACGCTCTCCGTGCTGGCTCCGGATTCGCCCGCCCGCCTGCGTACTCGGCATCGCTACCTGCCGCAAGCAAGGTCGCCTGCGCCTTCTCGCAGGAAAAGCGGGCCACCGAGCTGCCGGGCGTCGGTGATGAGGGAGAGCGCCCGCACGTGCCTGGGCTGAAGACGCCACGCCTGGCCACGCCGCGCCTGAACCCCGACCAGGGGAAGCACATCCCGGTCAACCCGTTCCGCGGCAACTGGCGGAAGCTGGGCGGAGCCGAAACTGTCGCTCACGAGGCCGGAGAGGCCGCTCGCAACCTGGTGGCGGCCATTCCAGAGGACGTGAAGCACGGCCTCCTTGGGGCAGCCCTCGTGGGCGCCGGCGCTCTGGGGCTAAAGGCGACCGCCTCCCAGGCGATCAACCCCCGCCCTGAAGGTGTCGGCTTAGGCGCTGGAGCGCGAGCCGGCCAGAAGGTTCTGACGCTCGGACTCTCTCGGGCTGGTTCGGGGCCCGTGCAGTATTAGACAGGACGACCCCGGTCTCCGGGTCGTAGACACCCTCGTCTGCGATCGCCAGCTCCACCAGGAGCTCGAGCACCTCCTCCGGTCGCACGCGACGGCCCGCGTCCCTCGAGAGGGCACGGGCCGTACGTTCCAAGAAACGGCCGTGGTGTGGCTTCACCGACGCCCCGGCGTGAAGTCGTAGACGAAGATCGGCAGGTCCCCGAACACGCTGTCGAGGATGGCCTCTACGACATGCCAGTCTCCACCAGCGAGCCCGCACCCGATGCGCGGCATCCCGACCTTCGGCCAGACCCGTCTGGCCGCGAGCAGCCAGCTGCAGAAGCTCGTCATGCCGCGCTCGATCGCAAGGTAGTCCGCGTACACCGCGCCCGGTCCACCACCTCCGCAGTCGTACTGGCTGTAGAGGTTGACGATCCACAGTCGGCCCCCGACGACAGGCACCGGCTGCATCGTTCCGAGCTTCTGCACGTCTCCGCGCCGGGTGTAGCAGTCAGCCTCGTACACCGAGGGAAACTGCTGCTTGATCTGTAGCGCGATGCCAGCGCCGAAGGTGCAGAAGCAGTTGCAGCCGTGCACCAGGACCTTGCAATCGGATGCGAGGAGATCCCCCTTGACGTACGTGATCATGCCACTCTCCTACTTCTTCTCTGCCGGCGGTGCCTTGCGCTTGTGGTTCCTCGGGGTCAGCGTCAGCGCACCGACGATGACGCTGAAGCGCCGCTTCCCGGACTCGAGCAGGGTCTGGGTAGGCGCCGTGTCCGCGTCGTAGATCTTCTCCTCCGGCACCATCCCGGGCGCCAACGGCACCGTGCTGATGGTGGTGCCGTTGGGGAAGGTCTTCCGCTTGATGCTGTGCTTCGGGAAGAACCGGTACTTCAGGCGGCGTGGGGTCGCGCGCAGCCACGCGTACACCGACCACGCCAGGGCCTGGAAGCGCGTCGCTCGGAAGACTGTCTCCTGCATTCGCTGGAGGTCCTTGACCGCGTGGTTCTTGTCGTCCTGCGCGTACTCCAGCGCCGACCAGGCCCACGCCTTCGCGCCCTCCAGCCCGAAGTTCGGGTCCGCGACCATCTCGTCGAAGGTCTCGTGGAACTCCTTCTCGTCTACGTCCCAGCTCATGACTCACGCTCCTCGAACCGTGTGCACTCGCATTCAGTGTGGTGGCCGCGGCAGGGGCCGAGGCGCTTGTCGGGGTCGTTCTTGCGGTAGTGGAAGTCGATGGCGTGCCCGCAGGTGGCGCAGTGGGGCGTGCCCTGCACTTCCTGCTGGTACTCCGCGCCGAAGGCGCCCATCACACTCCCGCAGCGCAGCGCCATCCCGCTGGAGGAGAAGTTGGTCGGCCCCTCCAGGAACTCCTTTGGGACGCCCAGGAGACCGAGCAGTTCCCGCTTCCTTGCCTCCGGCCAGAACACCTGCAGGTCGTCCTCTCCCTGCCCGATGTCTTGAGCGGTTCCTCCACCAGGCAGAGTGAACTCGGTGGTGATCTTGATGTCCGTACCCCTCATGTCGATACTGTGCGCGACAGCGACGTTCCTCGTGAAGGCGGTGTCGTCGATCTCACGCAGCCCAGCAAGACTTTCGCCGGACCACTCCTGTGCCTCCTCGTAGGCGGTGTTCACGGGGTCGACACCGCCCCCTCCGCTCCACGGCGTCTCCCTGAAGATCCTGTCGGCCTCCACGACCACGGCGACCGGCCGGGGTGGGAACTGCCCGTAACGATGCACCTCCCGCTCCGGCATCGAATCCATCTCGAAGATCCTGAAGCGGGGCTCCCGCATGGGCGCTGGAGTCACCGACTCGATGATGAAGGGTGCCTCGGTCGCGCGCTCGACCTTCAGGCCCGGGAACATCTCCGTCGCCGACCGGAGGCTCTCCGGACGCGGCACCGGCGGAGTCGGTGCCTTCCCGCACGACGGGCAGGTCGACCTCGACCCGTACACGCCCTCTGGTCCAGAGAGCCGGTGCAGGAACTCCGTGCCGCAGAACTCGCACGGGCGCCGCGTGACGACGCTCACAGGAGTGCCAGCAGCACGTGGTGCATGTTCTCACGAGGCTCACCGGCCTCCAGGCGCCGGCGGACGAGCGAGATCAGTTCCTCCAGCCCGTCGATAATCTTCCAGCTCAGCCAGTGTCCCCTGGCCTCGTACTCACCGAGCTCCGGCCCGCGCCAGTTCCCCTTCTCGTCCTTCCAGACGAAGACGTACTGGTCTCCTGCGACGATCCACTGCTCGCGACGGACCACCGCCGGGTCGCCGACCTGCACGTCGTCCGGAGCTTCCTCGCAGGTGTCGGCGCCGTCGGACTTGACGAAGAGCACGGCCTTCCAGCCGTCGATGTTGAGTTGATCCATGAAGTCGGTCATGTAGCCCCTAAAGGAACAAGCGGGAGGCCCCCTCTCTCACGAGAGGGGGCCCGGTTGATCTCAGCCCAGAGACTCGCGGCGCTTCTTCAGCTCCTCGAGCGGCAGCTCCTTCTCCTCGCGGCCCTGGATGAGGGCGTCGAGGCGGTCGCGCTCCGACTTCGCGGCCGCGGCCACGGTCCTGGCCTTGTTCTCCTCCTGGCGGATCCTCGCGACCTCACGCAGGATGCTGACCTGCAGGGTCACCTGCACCAACTCCGCCGAGGGCGCGGTCGCGTCGGAGAGGATGCTCTCCCCGCGCAACTTGGTGAGGTCGTTCTGCCGGGCCAGCAGCGGTGCCCCGATGTTCTCGAGGGAGGGCTTCTTGGGGCTCTCCGCCGTCAGCGGGAGATCCCACAGGTCCTCGATGGTGAGCTGCCCGACGACGCTCGGGAAGCGCAGCCGCGCGCGGCTGGCCTGCAGGAAGATGTTGTTGATGTCCATGGTGATCTCGCTCCTCAGAACTGTACGTTGTAGGTACGGGTGGTGCCGTCCTTCTGGACGGCGAAGGTGGCGCGTTCGCGCCGGGTGGAAGAGAACCCGATCCCGGAGAGCTGATCGGGCGACGACTCGATCTGGAGCTTGCCGGCGAGGACCTCGAAGACCTTGCGGTGCTCGTTGAGGTCCGCGCGCAGGTACTCGTTGAAGAAGCCGCGAACCTGGCCCGGGTTGACGCAGCCCCGAAGCACGAAGATGTGGTGGCGGTTGCCCCGCCGCCTCTCCTCCGGGCCCCAGTGGTTGGGGGACAGCATGACGGTGTCGACCGGCACCATCTGCCCCGCGGCCACGCCCCACTTCTCCGTGGAGCTCCCCCCTCCGACCATGTGCTTGGCGAACGTGAGGTCGGAGATCTCTCCGCGACGCATCTCGAAGGTGCAGATCTCCACGTTCTCGCTGTGCCGGAGGGCCTTGGGGTAGGAGAGGTGGCGCACGTCGAGGCCAGAGGCGTACTCGACCTCGAACCCCACGTTCGTGCTCTCCCGCAGGTTGAACTGGTGGACCCAGACCCGGTACTTGCCGTCGCGCGGGGTCCTCCAGGACAGGTTCTCCACGGGGGTCCGCGTCGTCCCGCTACCCGCGTTCATGTCGACGTCGAGGATGCCCATCTTGTTGCCGTAGTAGACGTGCCCGTCGGGGCACTCGCAGTGGATGTCCAGGTCGTCGAAGTTGGACCAGGACAGGGACATGCGGAGCTTGGCGTCGACGTTTCCGCCGGCGGCCTTGACCCGCTCCCGGATGGAGTCGGTGACGTTGCCGTCGTAGACCCACGCGAAGTCGTTGTCCCACTGGAAGAGCCGGCCGGTGCTCTCACTCTTGGGCGCCGTGAGGGACACGAAGTTCCCCAGGTGCTCCCGCTCGACGCGGACGCTCACCGTGCCGGCCCCGGGCAGGACCTCCTCGAAGAACTGCGCCGCGGTGATGTCGACCACCCCCTTGTCGGAGGGCGCACGGCTCCCCCTGACCTCCGACTGCAGCAGGTCAGCCAACCCGTTCTTCATCAGCGGCCGCACGCCGCGATCGACGAAGAGGACGTCGCTCGGGCTGACGTCGCTGATGACCGCGAACCGGCGGTGCACGGCATCCTCGAGACCGAGTTCCTTCAGGGTGTCCACCGCCTTGGACACCATCCCCGTCGTGATGGGTGCGGAGCTACGCCGGTAGTTGTGAGGCGCCACCTTCGACTCGAAGCGACCCACCGCCTGTCCGATCTCCATCCCCTCCGACAGGTCCTGCACCAGGGTACCCACCACGGTGTTCCGGAAGCGAGCGCCGCGCGCGTGGAGGTTGCTCCACACGAAGTTCGCCCGCGCGGTTGCCGGGAGCGCGTCGTAGCGGCGCTTGAGGTCCGCGAAGTCCCGGACGGCCGGCAGGTGCTCCTCTCCCCGATAGAGGGAGTTGCCCACGATGAGGTCCTCGACCGTCTCGAGGGCGCGGGGAGTCAGCTCCTCCAGGCCACGCCCCAGGACCTGCCTGATGGCGGCGAACTTCCCCTGCTCCTCACCCACGTCCTGCACCACCAGGCGAGAGGGCACCTGCCCGTGGAGGTGGTGCCAGGTGATCGCGGGACCGCCCTCGACCTTCTCCTCGTTCGAGCGGACGCCGTAGGAGGTCTCCCGGGCACGGTAGACGCGGTCGATGGAACCGCAGCGCACGAACTCGGCCATCCGGTCTGCGACGACTCCGTAGGTGCCCGAGACCTCGATGTCCCAGACCGTCTGGTAGTTGTTCCCGTTGAGCACAACGACGCCGCCGAGCCCCTTGATGAACTGCCGGCACGCCGCGCAGTCGTGCTCCGTCCGCTGACGGAAGATGGGGTTGGTCCCTTCCGGGAAGGACGCGAGGTAGGTGGCCCACAGGTCGTCGCGCGTGGCGTCGACGTGGAACACTTCACCGCTCTGGGTGATCTGATGGAACCGGGCATGTACCAGCCCAGCGAACGTGCGGAAATCCATGTTGACCTCGATGACGAGAGTGATGCTGCCTGTTGACAGCACCACTCTTATGCGAGGAAAGACGCCTGTTTTCTACGACGCTCCGGTACCGTCCATGTAGCGCGCTTCGAGCGCGATCAGGAAGTAGGGGAGGGAGGGGGTCATCTCCTCTGGCGTGAGCTGCTGGAGCTCGGTGAGGAGCTGCCACCTGTGGCCTCGGTGGGATCGAGGGTCTACCCGGAGCGCCCCCGAGGCCATCACCTCGTAGAGGGAGACGACGAACCGCCGTCCGTGGGGGTTCGTGAGGACGGGTGTCCGCGTGAGGAGGTTCCCCACGACCGCCTCAACGCCCAGCTCCTCGCGGAGCTCGCGACGCAGGGCTTCCTCGTGCGTCTGATCCTCCTCGACCTTCCCGCCCGGCATCTCCCACAGCCCGTCGTAGTCCCCGACGCGCTGCGCGGTGAAGAACGCCCCTGCAGCGTTCCGCAGGCACCCCGCCACCACCTCGATGACGGGAAGCCGGCTCAGCGCCTGGCGGAGCTCGCTCGCGTGGTGTGCCTCGAGTTCTGGCAAGAACTTCGCCCAGCACTCGTCGCAGGCGAAGCTCTCTACCACCGACATTTTCACCTGCGTCCCAGGCAGGCTGTAGAGCTTCGTCGGCTCATAGAGCCGGCTTTTCGCTGGCCGCTTGCAACTGTACGGCGTGCCCAGGCGAGGGCGATGACAGGGATGCTCACCCTGTCCGTCCCACCCACATCGACAAGTTGGGTTCATGCGAGCCTCAGCTTCTTGAGGAAGGCATGGCGGTCGCGGCCGCTGCCCACGCCGTGGCGGTCCAGCATCTCCTCCAGGATGCCCTTCAGGTGCGCGTCCGGGTCCCGGTTGTCGCTGGCGGACAGGTCGTCCTGGAAGGACTTCCAGTCCTGGACGATGTCGAGGAGCATCGCCATGTCCTGCTTGCTGAAGGTCACCGCCTCCAGCTGGAAGTCGGTGAACGCCTCGGCCGTGAGCGGGCACCAGTCCTGCACGATCTTCCAGATCGCCTCTGCGTACTGCCGGACCTCCCACTGCGCGTGCGGGTCGAGGCGCAACTTGAGCATGTGCAGGAGGTTGTGCAGATCCCACGTGGTCACCCAGTGGGTGTAGGTCGAGACCGGCAGCCCCATGCGCGCCGTCTCCAGTGCCATCCCCGCCTCGACGAACTGGTGGTAGGTGGCGAAGGCGTCGTCCGCCTCGTCGACCATCTGGTTGCGGAGCTGCACCGCTTCCTCGAGCGGGAACGGACCCGCACGGCCCTGCTTGTTGTCGGTGGCCTGGTAGCAGATCTGGGACACCGGGGGCGTGGAGTACTCCTCCGGGAGCACCGAGTACCGACCCGACACCTCGTTCAGGGACTGCGTCCGGTGGCGCACGAGCTGGCGCGCCACGAAGATGGGCAGCTTGATGTCGAGGGTGATGACCGCCTGCTCGAAGGGGCTGGTGTGACGGTGTCGCATCAGGTAGCGGAGCAACCCGCGGGTGTCGGACCTCTTCCGTCCGCCCTCGTACGAGAGGCGGGCCACCTGCTCGATGCGCTCGTCGCTGCCCATGCAGTCGACGAAGAAGACATGCCCGATCCCGTCGAGCAGCTTCATCTTGTAATCCTGGCCGTACACGTTCCTCAGTCCTTCGGCGTTCACGGGATCTCCTTGGCCACACAGAGGCGGCGCGGTTCGTTGGGACCCTCGACCACCATGAGGCGGTAGCCGGGGCAGTAGTACATGAAGAGGTCGTTCAGGATGCCGAAGGCCGAGACCTCGAGCATCCCCTCCTCGCCGCTTCGACACACGACCTTGGCGCCACCGTTCCGCGCGCTCTCCATCTCATCCCGGAACGTGAGGGCAAGCCCTTCAGCCGCTCCAGCCCCGTCCCGTACCCGATCACGTGTACGGAAGAGGCTCTCGTCCACCTCGTCGGGGATGCTGTCGAGTTTCTCGAGTTTCATCGCTTCTTCCTCTGCGCCCTACGGCGCTGTTCTCTGTTCAACGGGGGCGCCGGCACGAGGTCGGCAGGGATTCTCTGCTCCCACGGGAAGGGAGTCGCGTCGGTGTTGCTGATCGACAGGACGTAGGGCCCGGTCGTGGCGTTGGTGTACGGGAAAGCCGGCTTGTCGCTCACGGTCTCTTCCATGCGGCCTCCGCGCGTCGCTTCTTGTTGTCCAGGTACCGAAAAAGGACCTGCACGGGGATGGAGACCACCCCGCGCAGGACCCAGATCAGACAGCCGGGGCTACCCCTCGGCCTTGGCACCACTGCCCCCGCGGAGGAACGCTGCCTGCTGCTGTTGCAGCTCGAAGGCACCAGCCTTCACGGACTCAGTCACGGCACCCACCGCCTGGTGGAGCGTAAGCCCGGTGTACCGCATGAGCAGCTGGATGAGCGCCCGCTGCGTGTTGTCGACGAAGACGGCGGCCATCCGGTGCTCCGGGATCCCCTTCTCGGGGTTCCCCGTCACGTTGGCGATGATGGGGAGGTCGGAGACGTCGCCGGTGGGGTCGTTGGTGACTGTCCCGAAGAAGAACGTGTCGACCCCGTGCTTCTCGAAGAGCGCGAGGAGTTCGGTCTGGAACGCGGGGAACTTCTTGGTGGAGATCATGTGCGTGCGAGTCCTTTCTGGATGTGAGCGGCAGCGAGGATGCGGATGGCCTTGGGCAGCTCGACGGCGACCTCGTCGAACGAGCTGACCATGCCGTACCCACCCACGCCGAACGCGGTGTTGTACTGGATGGTGGCCTGCTCCACCGTGGTGCTGGTGTGGCGGATGGCCAGGGTGGAGAGGGGGATCTTGTCTGCCCGCATCTCAGAGAGGACTGCGTGCAGGTCCGTGAGGGGGTTTCCGGTGCTGTTGCGTGCGCGGACGCTGGTCGGCCAGCCGTCCGTCACGAGCATCACCGCGCGCTTCGTGGGTGCCTTCGCGCCCCACTTGTGCGCGACGTCGAGCGCCTGCACCGTGCAGGTCGACCCGTACCGGATGCCGGACGTCGTGGGCCCGCCGACCTTGTCGAAGATGTAGAGGGCGTCGGAGAACCCCCACATGAATGCCTTCGACCGGATGGCCTGCACCGCGAAGATGGAGTCCGCCAGCGCCCGCTCGGTCAACGGGAGGGCCTGCCCCATCGTCATCGAGCCGCTGACGTCGAAGAGGAACAGCAGCTCGAACTTCGCCACCCGCACCGTCTTGTCGTAGAAGGGGCGGTCCAGCTCGCCGGCACCCAGGGCGCCCAGGAACCGATCGCTGTTGAAGTCGCCCTCGAAGTCGCGCTTCCGGCGCTTCTGCATGCGCAGTTGCTCGAGGATCCTCCGGTTCTCGTACCCGACCTGGGTGGGACCCGGGAGCTCGCGCGTGGGGGTCACGTGCCGGATGGGGATTCCGACCTCCTGGGACCACCCCAGGTGCGTCACGGCGTTCGACTCGTCCGGCGTGTCCTGCCGGCGCATCATCGCCCTCCTGGCCTCCTCCAGGCGGTCCTGGAGGTCGTCCGCGCCCTGGGCCATGATGAGGCCGAAGGGCGTGGTGCCCGACTCGTCCGTCTCCTTGTCGTCAGCGCTCAGGAGCTTGTCGATGGCGATCATCTGGCGGTGCTGCTTCCGCTCCGCCTTCTCACCCTGGCTGCCCGGCTTCGGGCGCGGCACGTTGCCGCCGATCTCGCCCTTGGACTCTCCGTCCGAGGGCGCGTGCGGTCCCGTCCGCGGAACCATGGAGAGGAGGAGCTTGAGCAGGTGCAGCGCCTGCTGCTTCCGCTCTTCCCGTTGCTGCGCGGGCCCGCTACCACCTCCCTGCGGAGGCGGCGGGTTGTTCGCCAGGAGCGCGTCGGAGATCTCTTCGACGAGCCGGGAGACGATGGCCAGGCACGCGACGCCGTCTACCCCCTCCACCAGGTTCAGCGCGCGCCGCATGGGGCGCCGACAGTCCTGGAAGTTCTGGGGCGCCTCCGGCGTCTCCACACCGGCGGCGTAGGCCCCGAGGAACGCGAGGAGGTTGACCTTCTTGGTCTCCAGCGACATGTCGTGCTCGCTGATGTCGTGCCACCGCTGCTGCAGCAGGGCACCGCCACCGCGGTAGATCTGGCTCCACGCCCAACAGCACCGCCAGTCCTCGACGATGTTCCACAGGTGGTGGATTACCTTGAAGAGGTGCTTCTCGTACGGCAGCGCCTCGTTGGTGCCCAGAGCCGCGCCGGCGGCATTCAGGAGCTTGCTCGCGAGCTTCTCCACGAACTTCTGAGCCATGACGACGTCGGTCTCGAACAACCAGTGCGAGAGCTCGTGCTCTGTGACCAGGTACCCCTCGGGGTCCTGGAGCGGCGCCCAGATCGTGCTCGAGCAGTCCGTCTTCCCTCCCTCCGGGAAGCTGTCGACGAGCTTGATCTCCTTCACGTCGAGGAGGCCCGCGTAGGCGCGGATCAGGTTCTCTGCCCTCTGGCGGATGTACTCGGCATCCCCGGTCATGGGACCGAGGTCGAGTTCCGGCCGCTTGCGCGCCGGTGGGGGAGTGGCCCCGAGGCCCTGCGTGGTCATCATGCCGACTCCTGGAGCTCGTTGAAGAGGGTGAAGAAGCGCTCGCGCGCTTCCAGTGGGGAGAGGGGCACGATGGTGTACTCGAGCGCCGGCGGCAGGCTCGCCCACGCGCGGACGCGCTTCCCCTCCCACGAGGTGTGCGGCATCAGGTCTCGCTTCTCGGTGGCCAGTACCTCATTGTCCGCGAGGTGCATCTACTCCTCCTTCTTGGGCTTGGCTGCGCGGATCGTGCCGGGCTTCCGGATCATCTTCACGCCCACCTGCCCGATGAACCCGCAGGAGCAGATGTAGAACGCCGGTAGGCCGGTCGGGCCCTCAGAGTGCGAGAGCAGGGTGACCGGCTTCTCGCAGCCAGGGCAGAACGAGCTCTCTTGGACCCGTGCGGTGTACGGCATCTACGCCCCCTCTCCGTGGATGATCATCCCCACAGGTTCACCACGGTGATGTCGACGTTGAAGACGCTCTTCACGCGGCCGCGCAGGTCGCTCGTGTACTGGGCGTCGAACTTGCCCTCGAGCATCTTGAGCGCCATGGGGACCGACGCGAAGGAGAGGTAGTCCTCGACCACCTGCTCGAGGTCGCGGGTCGACAGGCCGTACCCGTACTTCCCGCCGCGGGTCTCCTTCGCCAGGGACTGGAGGCTCCCGATGAACTTCACCTCCTCGGCGGAGGGCTTGCTCGGGAACTTCGAGTAGAGGATGGCCTGCTCGGTCTTGTCCTCCATGAAGGGCACCTCGATGAACTTGAAGCGGGACCGGAAGTCCTCGTTCAGGTCGTAGGTGCCGCCGTACCCAGGGTTCATCGTGCCGACGATCCAGAGTGTCGGCCGTGCGACGAGAACCTGCCCGGCCTTCACCTCGTCGCCCTCCTTCACCTGCACGAGGCTCTTCGCGACCTTCCAGTCGTGGGCCTCGCCGAGAGCGTCGACGACCAGGGTGGTCTGGTGCTCGTCGATCCCGTACATCTCGATGACCCTGCCGTCCCCGGGTGCCACCACGGCCTCCGCCAGGCGGTACACGGCGCCGACGTGCGGCAGGTCGACTTCGCGCCGGTAGTCGGCGATGGAGTTGACGGCCTTCTGGGCCTCCTCGTTCAGCGCGTTGATCTCCTCGAGCACCAGCACGCACCTGCCCGTCTGGTTGGCCACGTCGATGGCGGTCGCGAGGACGCCCAGAGTGAAGTAGCTCTCGTCGAAGCTCTTGAGGGTGAACGCGCCGAGCAGGTGGCGGTCCCCGGTGTCGGCGGTGCAGCTCTTGCGCAGGAAGGGCACCTTGCGCTCGAAGGCCCACTGCTCGATGTTCAGCGTCTTGCCCGCGCCCTTGGGGCCCTTCAGGATGAGGGGAGCCTTCCACGCGAGCTTGTCGAGGACGGCGAGGATGCCCGTCTTCTGGAAGCCGGGGAACGCCCGGGCGACGAGCTGGTCGGTGGAGATGCGGCGGATGTCGGTGTTCTCGTACATGACGTAGGTAGATTCCGGGTAAATGGTTGGGGGTACAACAGAAACGGCCCAGGGGGTACCTGGGCCGTTCTGCCTACATGGGGGAGTGGACCGCTACGCGTCGGCAGGCCGAGCAAAGACGGGGAGGGTTCGGGCCACGGGGGTGTACCGGGGCCTGCCCTTGAAGTCGAAGGTCACGAGGAACAGGACGATGGCGCCCGTCAGCTCGCCGACTCCGAACACGATGTTGCTGTCTGCCCACGTGATCATGCCTACTCCTCGTCGGGGTCTTCCGCTTCCGCCTGCTCGACACCGGGCGAGGACTGTACCTCACCTTCCTCCGGCTCGTACTGGATGGCCGTCTTGGCTTCGTCCTCCGAGCAGAGCCCGAGGATGTAGCGGATGCCCATCGCGACCCCGTGCGCATTGCGCTTCTTGGGGTTCGTGCTGGCCTTCTCGGCGTCCGCCAGCATGTTCATCAGGCGCTTCTTGCTCGGCTTCGAGACCTTGTCGGGGTTCCCCTCGACCTTGGCGTCCTCGAGCTTGATGAGCTTCTCCGCGCCGGCGCGGGCCTGCTTGACCCGCTTGTCCTGGTCCTCCTTGGACAGGTTCTTGGCCAGCTCGTAGGCCGCGCTGATGGAGATGAGCTTCTCGCGAAGCGCCTTCTTCAGCTCGTCGCTGCCCTTGCGGTGGATGGTCAGGCGGAGCGAGATCCACTGGCCGCTCCGGTGCATCTTCTTGGCGAGGAACTCCTGCGAGTGGCCCTCTTCCTCCACCATCCGGAAGATCCACTCGCACTCGTCGACCGGGTCCACGTCGGCCCGCTCGATGTTCTCCACGCCGTTGAGGATCTTGGCGTCCTCCAGCGTGCCGCCGTACTGGGTGCAGCGCACCTCACCGTCGCCCCAGTCCGGGTCCAGGTTCGCGCGGATCCACTGGATGGCACGGAGGCGGCGGGACCCGCACACGAGCTCGATGATGTCCGCCCCGTCCTCGGGGTCGGTCACCGACATGACGACGAGGGGGTTGAGCAGCCCGTCCGCGTAGATGCCCTCCGCGAACTCCTTGAGCGACTCCTCGTCGTACTGCGTGCGGATGTTCTTGACGTTGCGGCCGACCTTGATCTGCTCGATCGGCAGGTTGATCGTCTGATGCTCGATCTGGTACATGAAGTTCCTGGGAGTTGAAGGTACGTTGGCGGGGACTAATCCCTATGCCACCGGCGGCGCCGACTTTTCGCGCATGATCCACTTCTCGTGGATCGTGAAGCTGTAGGTGAACACGCTGTCGCCGTCCGCGGCGTCGAAGACGACCAGCCACCCGGCGCTGCCCACCTGCACCACCACGTCTTCGCCGACGTGGTGGACGCTCCGGCGCAGGGCTGCTGCGAGCTCCCCCACCACGTCGGCAGGTGGACCATCGCGGAAGTCCTTCACGGGCCGGATGCTCGTGCACGACCTGCAGATACCAGAGCACAGGTCTCGGAGGTGCCGCAGGTTCGGAGAGAAGGAGGGGAACTTCACGGGCGTACCTGCCCGGCCAGCAAAGGCCTCCCGCGCGT